TAAAGCTATTTCAGAATTATGTAAACCTGAAGTAGCTCAATTTGATTTAGACGAAAATGGAAAGATAGTTAAATGGTATAGACAAGATTTAAAACAACCGACTCAAGAAGAAATAGATGCAAAAGTAAGAGAACTTAAATTTATTGAGGCTAAAGCTAAAAAATTAGACGAAATAAATCAAGCATTTGAATCAGCTATGGAAGCTATTACAGCACAATACCCTGAAATTGAAAAACTATCTTGGGATAAACAAGAAAGAGAAGCAAGAGCTTATTTAGCTGATAACACAGTTGCAACACCTTTGTTAGATTCAATAGCTACTGCAAGGGGTGTGGATAAAACTGAATTAGCACAAAAAATAGTTAAAAAAGCTGACACATATTCATTAATTGCTGGTTCTGCGATAGGTAAAAGACAAGCATTGGAAGATAAAATTAACTCTGCTACTTCAATAGATGAACTGGAGGCTATTGTATGGTAAAAGTTGTTTTCTATAAAGGTTCTGGAAACTTTTACAATAAATTAATTTGAAGGAGATTAAAATGCCAAATATAGAGCAAGTTGCAAACAAAGCTTTGGATACTTATGCAGATTGGTATGGTAAGCATAAAATCGGGTCAAGATTTGCTATGATTACATTTATAATCATCTACATTATTACTTCTATTTATCCATTAATCTTTAACATTAAAGCAAACGATCAAATTTACATTGAGATTTTACACACATCTTCTTGGATTGTATTAGTAGCATTTATTACTACTGTGGTTGGTGCTAATACTCTTATTCATTTAGCCGAAGTTTATAGAGATATTAAAATAGGTCAGAGTCAAAATAAAGGAAATTAAAATGTTTGGTAAAATAAAAGAAATTATATTCGGTTTTGGTGCTATGATAGCATCAGCAATGGCTATCTTTTTTGCTTTTAAAAATCAACAAAAAGAGGAAGAATTAGAGGAAAAAGAAAATCAATTAAAAAAAGAAACAGCAAGAGCTGATTCTTTTGAATCTAAAAGTAAAGTAGCTATTAATATAGCTGAGAATGAAAGAAAATTAAAAGAGAGCCAAGAAAAACTACAAAAAGATATATCTAAAAAAACAAGTCAAGTTCTTAAAGAAAAAGAGGAAATTGTAGAAAACATAGCAACTAAACCAGACAATACAGAGTATAAGGTGGAATTATGAAAAAGTTATTACTTTTAATACCATTTTTATTTATTGCTTGTTCTACTAAACCAGAGGTAGTAGTTAAAACTAAATACATTATGGTTAAACCATCATTACCTACATATGCAACTGAAGAGTTCAATAAATCTTTGAGTTACACTTTTTATAATAAAGGTAACAAAGTTTGTGTTAAAGAATGGGGAGATGTTTGCATACCTAAAGACAAAATGATAGAACTAATTTCTTATATTAAAGATTTAAAGTTACATTTGGTTAGATGTAATACTAAAATAGAAAATTATCTTGATTTTAGAAAAAACTTTTTAGATAAAAATCAATCAATAAAAGTTTTGAAATGACAAAGGCAGTCGTATTAGCTGATTCATATAAAATGGTAGTAGATTCTGAATATTATTTAAATTAGAGGAAAAATATTAGAATGGTTATTGGTAATGATAAATTAGATGGTGATATTAAAACTTATTTTAAGGTGTCTGACTTTTTTGTACATATAGGTGATGGAAGAAAAAGTTTAGGTTAGAAGAGTTTAATAATACTAAAATTATTTTAGCTAATATTCTATATGAAGAGGAGGGTATAAATGGCTAAAATACAAGTAGCTTTTTATAAAAAAACCGCTCCTAAAGCTACTTTTTATGATAAATTAGTAGCTTGGTGGACTAATTCTGATGTTTGTCATACAGAGATAGTGATTGATGGGTATCAATACTCATCATCACCAAGAGATGGAGGAGTTAGAAAAGTCCCACATAAAATCGATTATCAGGCTTGGCAATACTTAGAAATGGAGATTTTAGATAAAGATTTACTTAGAGGTCTTACTTTCTTTGAGAAAACAAAACATTGTAAATATGATTGGATGGGTATCCTTGGATTTATTTCTCCATTTAAGGATAGAGAAGATAGGTATTTTTGTTCTGAATGGGACTCAAAGTTTCTTATGATAGTAGGAGTGTCAGAATTATTTGATAAAGAGCCTTATAGAATAAGTCCAGCTAGATTGAAAGCCATTTTACTTAATCAGTCTTATTGTGGTAATGTGGTTAAATGTTTCTTTAAAAAATTATTTAAAAAGATAAAAAATGGACTCAAATAAAACATTTTTTGATTGGGCTATTGAGTTTATTATTGATAATTTTGAGGGTGGGTTTGTAGATGACCCAGATGATAAAGGGGGTACTACTAAATATGGTATCTCTTTATCATTTTTAAAATTTCACAGTCTTGATTTAACTAAAGATGGGATTATTAATAAAGATGATATTAAATCTTTAACAAAAGAAAAAGCTAAGGAAATCTATTATAAACACTTTTGGCTACCTATTAAAGGAGATGAATTAGTAAAGTATGACAAATGGGTAGCTCTCTATATTTTAGATACACATATTAATACAGGTCTTGGTGGTAAGTTGCTACAGAAAGCAATCAACTCTACTTTTGGTAAGAAGATTTTAATAGAAGATAACATCATAGGGAATCACACTCTATCTATGTTATTTAAATCTGATTTAACATTACTTAGAATGTATTTACTTATTCTCAGAGCTAAATATTATATATTGATTACTATAAAAAGACCTAAAAATTTAAAATATTTAAAAGGTTGGATAAATAAGCGAGTTTTAAAATTTATAGATATATTAAGAGATAAAATTATGGTTTGATAAATGGAGGTAATTGGACGATGGATGGCATATTTTCATCATTTTTTGTATGGGTACTTTCACACGCAGAAAAACTAATACACAATTTAAACTTTCATCAAGTAATGATAATTGTTATATTTGGTTTAAGTTCTATTTGGACTTTTTTATTCTTTTTTAGGAAAAGGGCATTAAATGATAATAAAGCTATAAAATCTACTTTAGATGAAACTCATAATTTAAATAAATCTACTAAAGAGGTGGTAGATAAATTAAAAGAGATTTTGTCATCTTTGGAAACTAAAACTAATTTAATAGATGTTAGTGTAAAAGATATAAAAGATACAATTGAAGCTTTGAGAAAACAAACCTACGATTTAGAAACCAGATTAGTTAAATCCGATGCCAGAATAGGTCAATTTGAAAAAAGTTTAGATGGGTTAGAAGACTTATTATCAAATTTACTTACTAAATTACAATTAATTGAAAAAGAAATAGATAAAGACTTTTCTTTTATTAAAGATTTAATTAATACCATAATTGGTGTTGGTAACAAACGATTGAAATAATAAAAAGGAGTTTGTAAAATGTTTAGCATTTTGAATGAGTGTTCCGAATATAAACCTAATAATATAGAGTATAGGATTATCACTAGTAAATGGTTGGGAGTTTTTAAGCTTAAACAATCAGAAACTCTTTCTGAGATTATTTATAATGCACCTAATCATCAATTTTCGCCTCTTGCAAAAGAGGTTGTTTTATTGAAGTATAACTTATGGTTTATATTTATACTATGGTTGGAAAACTTTTTATTAAGAGTGCATACACAGGAAGAAGAAAATCAACTTTCAGTTAAAGAAATTGAGGAAATTAAACAAAAAGTTAAAACAAAAGCCGTTCAGATTAAAAATCAATACACAAATATTATTAATAGGTATATTAAAATTAATAAATGGGACAAAAAGTATTTTGATTTGTGGTTGGAATATCACAAAGATGTAGAAAAGTTCTTATTTGAGTTTATTATAACTAAGTATTTTTCTAATTCTACTAATTATTTTGTTGCTCTTGTATCTAAATTAATAAACATCTTGAACTTAACTTTATTTGAGGTTTATGAATTGGATAACGCTTTAATTGTTAAAGATAAATTTCCTGTTGTTTATGTAGATGATATGTTATTAGAAATAGATTCTACTCTAAATATACTTAAAAGAAGAATTAAATTATTGGAAGAAAATGGTGTTAAATTTTCAAGAGATAAAATTATAATTAAATCTTATATTAAAAATGATGTCTTGATAACTACAGATTTTTATAAATGGGCTGAAGATAACTTTTCTAAAATAATAGTTGAATAATATTAAAAATAAGAAGCGATTTTCGTATAAAGATACGAAATAAATCAAAAAGGAGTCAGAAAATGGAAATCAGACCTAAAAAAGTTCCAGTAAATGAAGTAAAAGCAAAAATTAACGAAGTGTTTAACAAAATTAAGGATAATGTGACAGTAGATGTTATAAATCACAGTGTTGAATCTATTCCAAAAGCTTATGGTGTAGATTCAAAATTTATTGATAATATAACATCAGATTTATTGACAGTGGGAAGTGTTTTATTACAACCAAGTGCTAGAGGATACTTTTTATCTAAACTAAATGAATTAAGTGAAGTGCAAAGAGCATTTGTTATTAACATTTTTAATTCAGTAGCTTATTCCCATTATGAGTCAATTGTTACTATGGTGATGACTCATTATTTTAAAACTGGAAATAAAGGATTTTTAGCATTAGCTGAGATAATAATTGACATTGATGAAAAATACCCTAAAAAAACAATGACAGCCGAAGCAGTTTCAATGGTGTTAGATAATGAATCTGTTGTTGAGTATTTTGCTATGCTTGAGTTTATTCTTGTTAAAAATTGTTTAGGTATGGACGAAATGCTAAAAGTAATAACTGAAGAGTTAGAGGAACAATAAAATGGTTTTTCCTCTTTCTTTTGAAAACAGAGAACAATTATTAGAGTTTCTCAAAAGATGGCATAGAAAACTTCAAGAAATAGAATGCAAAGACTTTTCTTCAATACCTTATAATCAGGTTAAATCTTATGCTAGATGGGTAAATATTATGCTATCTCAATTTCATCAAATAGACAAAAATTATGAATTCATAAAAGACTATCACATTTTTGATTTGTCAATAAAAATCTACTTTTCAATTTTTTATATTAAACAAAAAATAGAGCGTATCTTGTCAAAGGAGGATTATTATGACATATTTATTAGAAGAAATGTTTAAAGAGCAATATGAATTGAATGATAAGTTATTGCCTAATTGGAAAGAGTCTTTAACCATTAAAGATTGGTATGCTGAAATAATGGCAGAGTTAATGGAGGCAATGGAATCAATCAATCATAAATGGTGGGCTAAAGGTAAAGAGGATAAAATTAATTTTTTAATTGAAATAATAGATGCGTGGCATTTCTTCCTTTCTTCATTAGCTTATCACCCAGAAATAACCAGAAATGTGATTTTTGATAGAATTAATTTATTTTTTAATAACCCTTTACAATTAGAAAAAGACTCTTTTGAGGCTAATGTTAGATATCTTGTTGTAGATGTATTTTTACATTCATCTTTAGCTGAAATGATAAATTATGAGGCATTGGTAAAATTAACTAAGTTGGCAGGAGTTGATAACATAATAGATTTATATTCTCTTTATTTGGTTAAAAAGACTTTAAATAGTTTTAGAAAAGATAATGGATACAAAGAGGGTAGATACCAAAAAATGTGGGGCGATGAAGAGGATAATCATTTCATTTTTAAATGGTATTTAGATAATAAAGATGACTTAGTTTCAAGTTCTACTGTGGAGTTCACCCAATTAGTTAAAGCTCAATTGAGTGATAGATATAAAGTAATTACTACTATTGATAAGGTTTGTAAAAAATGAAAGTAAGAGAGACTATTTACAGATTGGGTAATAAAGAAGAAAGAGAGTTATACAAAAAAGGTATTTTTCCTACTCTTTCTTCTAATCGCACCCCTTATTTTTCTAATGACCTCGATTCTGTTTTTCAGTATAAGGTAGCTACTCAGAGAGGCGAAACTCATTCTAAAAATAACAAAATGGACTATTTATACTCTATGGCAGTGGAGTATGACCCTAAAAAGACAATTAAAATCTGTACTCATAAAAAGGGTAAGACTTGTAAAGCTTTCTTCTTCAAAGGTGTTACTCCGAAAATTATCTTCTTCCATTCTCAAAGAGTTTCTTAACATAAATATTAAAAATTTCGACCCCCTTTCCTATAAAAGTTTGAGATAAGAAAAAGAGATAATAAAAAATTAAATATTAAAAAAATAAGAAAAAGAAATCAGAAAAAGAAATCAGAATGAATGATAAAGGAACTCATTTTTATGTTGATGGTAAAAGAATTTCTAAATCAGTAGCTTTAGATGCAATTGAAGCTTATGAAAGAAGCCAAGAAGAAGCACAAAAAGATACTTCAGCTACTAATATAGCTAATAATGTTGTAGAAAACAAAGAAAATATACAAGAAAGCCAAAGAGAAGTGTCTTCTGAAATAGATGCTAATTTAAAAGATATGATAATATCAGTTTCAGACTTAAGAGATGTGATTGATTACATTTATAAAATAGCAGAAACTAAATCAGTTAAAGAAAAAGTTGCATTATATGAAAATGCCCCAGCATTAGTTAGATGGTTTATAGACCTAACTAGACAAGGTTATAGAATCGGTGCTTATTATAAAAGATTTGTTAAAGATGCAAAAGATTTTGGTATAAATCCAATAGACAGTGAAGAAATTAACCTTTATCAATTAAGAAAAGTAATCGATGAATTAACAGAAAATAACACAGTAAAAAAAGTTGTATTAAATAAAGATGAATTCGCTAAATTAGCTAGTGTAGTTCCTATGTTAGACCCAGAGTTAGGTGATAAATTTTTTAAAGTTTTAAATGGTAGGGTTAAATTAGGTATACCATCAAAATTTCTAAAATAAGAGAAGTTTTGATTCCTTCTCTTTTCAAATGCAAACAAAAAAAAAGGAGATAACTAATGGCAAAAATTAAAGTGGCTTTTGGAAATTCAATTCAATCATTAGACCAATTAAAAAATGCTTTTAAAAGAGCTTTAGACCAAAGTGGAATTAAATATTCAAATGTGGAGGCTAAGTGTGCTGATGGTATGTTTGTTAAAGCAGAAGCCAAATCAATTAATGGTAAAGAGATGGAAACATTTTTACAAATAGTTTCTAAAAGTATGATAGACAGTGTAGGTGATTCTATTGAAAATGTGGGTATTGAAATGCAAGATAATAAATTAATTGTTTATTATTGGACTACTGATAATGGAGATTGTCAATAAAATAAAAGGAGATAAAAGATGATTCATTTAACAGCAACTAATTTAACAAAGGTGTTAAGAGAGACAGCTAAATATTCAGATTATTTAGTTTCAAGAGTTGATGTAAAAAATAATGTTACAGTTCAAGCATTTTTCCCATCTCAAAAAATAGACTCTATTCCAAGAGATTTTGAACTTAAAAAATTAAAATTCAATAATCAAAAAGTGCTTAAATTAAAAGCAGGTGATGCATTATTAGTTGCTATTCCTAAAGATTCAGCATTAGACCCTAAAAAACAAATGATTTGGATTTATGACCCAGAATTAGGTTGGGGTAAAATTAATGGTGGGTATGCTAAAAAATTATTTGAAAATGCAGATGTATCATTGTCAAAAATTTACAAAAATGTTTGACATTAAAAAACAAAATATAGAAAGACAAATAGCTCAACTTTCTCAAGAAATCGATGGTTTATATAAAAAAGCTCTTGATGAAATGGTTAGACAACTACCTAATGGTGGTAAAATTGATAGCAGAATAAAAAATATGTACCAGATATAGCTAAAAAAGCAAAAGAGTTATACACATTATACAAAAAACAATAACTCTTTTCTTATTTCTATTTTAATTCAGAAAAAGGAGTCAGATTATGGATAAGAAAAAACAAGTGTTTTTTATGGCAAATGCATTGCTAACTTCAAAATTATCATACTGTAAGAGAAGACAAGTCGGTGTCGTTCTTGTTAAAGATAATAGGATTTTGGTTAATGGGTATAATGGAACAATTACAGGTACTCCAAATCAATGTGAATACCCTATTCTTGAATGTCCTAATTGCAAAACTTCTATAAATATAACATCTTTAATAAATATGGGTGTAGTTTATACATCATCAAATGGTATAATGTCTTTCATATGTCCTCATTGTAGAACCAAACATAAAATATCTAAAGAGCATTTTTCTGATTTAGAAAGTAATCCAAAGACAGACCATACAATAGTGGTACACGCAGAACAAAATGCCATTGTGTGGGCAGCTAAAATGGGGATTGCAATTGAGGGTGCTACTATATTTGTTACAGATGCTCCGTGCGGACAATGTGCTAAACTTATAGTCCAATCTGGAATTAAAGAGGTCTATTATATGAGAGAATATAGAACAAAAGAGGGTATAGAACTATTTAAAAGAATTAACTATCCTCACTATAAAATAAATGAAGAAGATGTATCAAATTACCTTAAAGGAGCAGTCAATGTTTGACATTTGTAGCGACATTTTAAGTAAGATTAAAGAAAGAAAACAATTAATGGTTAAAGAAGAGCAATGGTATAGAGAAAATGATGATGATGTTTTTGATTCTGATATAGTAGATACTCAGATTGCTATTAAAGAATTAGAAGAAGAAATAAACGATTTAATCATTGCTAATTTAGAGGAAGTTAGTGAATGTGAAGCAGAGGAAATTAAAAACTGGATTGATGGTATGGAAAGGGAGGGGCTTCTATAAGCTCCTATTTTTTAAAAGAGGGGTAACTGATATGAGACCTATTTTAAGAGATGACATTTATTATTCTAAATCAGAAATCATTGATTATATTATTGCTATTAAATTTAAAATTACCGATTTAAGAGTAGAAATCATTGGTGATAGAATAAAATTTATTTTACCAAACATTATTATGAATTTTAAATGTGAGTTTGGTCTTTCTTGTGAAGAAGAGTTTAAAAGACTATTTACTATTTTAAATAATTTTGGCATTAAAGTTTGGATAGTTAATAGGAGTCAGTGATGGAATATAAAATCAAAATTGCAGACACTATGTTGTTTTGTGAGAGATGTGGTCGTTCAATCCCTTTTAGTGCTGAGTATGTTAAATATAAAAATAACGATTATCATAAAAGTTGTTTTATTAAAGAATTTACTATATCTAAATTAACATCATTTAGATTAGATGTGGAAACAGACAAGATAAATAGTAAAGAAGCAATTTTAACTCTTATTGATATAATTTCTGATTACATTAATTTTGATGATAGGAGAGAAAGATGAGAGTTATTAGATTTGAAAAAACATTTAATGTCCCAAATAGCCTTTTGGTAGATGAAATAGACTCTCTTGAAGTTCATATTAAAATCCCAAATAAAAGAGGTTACTCACCAGACAAATCAATAAACAAAATTTTTAATTTAATTGATGGTTATATCAAAGAAGCAAAACATACATCAAACATCCACGATTTATATAACTTGCTTTATGAAGAAATAGAGGAGTTATTTACTTTTAAGGCTAGACATAAAAACAGACTTGCTGGTAATAATATTCACATCCAAGTAATTATATAAAGGAGAAGAAAATGATTCATTTAGAGGCTAATTATAAATTAAAATCAATGTGTTTAAAAGAGAGTGCAATTAAAGACCTCATAGATAGTATAAAATACATTAGGTCGTTGCCATCACAACAAAATAGAAGATTTAATGAATTTAGAAATACTACCTCAGTAGAAATAAGGTCTGTTATTACATACCTATATTGGGAAAATGCTTTCTATCCTATAGCTCTTACTCCAAAAATTTTAAGAGTGGTAGCAAATAATTCTAACTATGATGGTTGTCTTGATATAATCAAACTTAGAGACTTTATGAAAAAAATTTACAACTCCAAAAATAGAGCATCTTTGGCTAAACAACACAAAGAAGAGTTATTGTCTGTTATTCCTAAATGGCTGTCAAATTTTAGTGATGATGATTTAAGAGTCTTCATTGATTGGTTAAAGGGTAAAGCTAAATCACAAATTACAAGAGAAAATCTAAAATATCTACATATGATATCAAGAGACTTTATGAATAAAAACAAACACGATTTTAGAAAAGATATAATATTTAAATAAAGTTGGGAGGTAAGTTAATATGAAAAAACTATTTTTAATTCTATTATTAGTTACTTTTTCTTTAGCCGAATTGGTTTATTTATACAAACCCAGACAAATTAGATTATATGATACAGACAAAAAAATTTCTATTTTAGTGGTTGCAGATTTAATGCCAGATTCTAATTTATCTATAAAGAGAAGACCAGCTTTCCATTACGACCCAGACTTGCCTCATAACTTACAATCTAATAAAAAGTGTTATTATAAAAAACATATAGACAGAGGACATATTGTTGCAGATAGATGGTTTGATTTTAATAAGTCTTTGTTATATACCACTTATGAATACACTAATATAATTCCTGAATATCCAAGAATAAATAGAGTAGTGGTAGCTAAAATTGAAAGAAAAATAGACGAAATGAAATGTAATTATCTTAAAGTGGTTATAATAAGAATCTACCCATCTGATAAAAGAATAAGTCCTAATTGTTCTGTTATTCCAAAAAAGATAAATTACCATTTTTATTGTGATGATAAAGAGTATAATTATACAGTAAAACAGGAGGTAAAATAATGGTTTGGGTTGAATTTTTTAAAGTTTATGACTCATTTAATAAAATGAAATCACCTATTCTTTATGGTAAAGCAATAAAAGAGGGTGATTTGATAGTTAAGCCTTTGGCTGAAGAGGTTACAGAGGAAATACCTGAAGCAGTAAAAAAACTAAAACAAAATGAAGAAGTAATTAATCTTTTTCCTTACATAAAAGATGTGGATGTCTCTAAATTGGTGCATATAGCAGAGAATAACATTTATGGGTTTATGATAAGGGATAATATTAAAAATTAGAAATTGGCTTCCTATAAAAAAGTAAGAAAAAGAAATCAGAAGAAAGGAGTCGGAAAATGATACTAATTGAAGTAACACTAAAAAGCGGAAGAAAAGCTACAATAGGGTTAAGTGGAAATTTCGTGGTTTATGAAAAAGATGATGGTGGATGCAGACTTGCAGATGGAGTTCATAATAATGGGGGTTGGGATATAAAAGATAGCTATAAAGAAGTTATTAATAAAATTAAAAAAGCTATGAAAAAATAACCCTCTCTTTTTTTTTTTAGTTATAACAAGGAGTCGTAAATGAAAATAAAAATTACACCTAAATTAAAAAATTTAATTAAAGATTACTTTTCTGGAGTAATTACAGATAACTTTAAAATCCCAGATACAATCAATGGGACTTGTGAAGTAGATAACTTTACTTTTAGAGTTACACCAATTGGTTGTGGAAATAGAATTTCAATTATTTTGTCAGTTACAGTCAGACAAAATGTAGATGATAAATACTACATTGAATATAAAGCTCAAATTAATTTAAATGATAAATACAACATAGATGAATTTTATGGTTGGTCTATTTCTTTATTTGAAAGAATTAGTCAAACCTATGATTATGAAAAAGTTAGCATTAAATTTGATATAGATAAACTTACTTATGATAAAAAAGTGGAGATAGATAAACTGGTAAAAAACTTAATAGTGGAACTAAATAAAATTAAAGTTGAAAAAGAAATCATTTAAAAAATAAAAAAGATGATTCAGAAAAAGGAGTCGGGTTTATGGCATTCGAATTTGTTAAATCCAATATAAAATTATTTACTCATCAAATAGAAGCAATTAAGTTTATGTCTGGTAGTAAAAAGGGGCTTATAGCTTTGCCGACTGGGTCTGGTAAGACCCTTATGTCTATTGTATATGCAATGGAATTATTTAAAAGAGGGATTATTAATAAAATAGTTTGGGTCACTATCCCATCAATTTCTTATCAAGTAGAAGAAACAATTGAAGAGTTTATTGATGAAGATTTCTATAATTCCAACTTCAAATTGGTAGATTTAACTTCTAAATCCAAAAATCAACGACATCAGATTTATTCTCATTTTGATGAATATAATTTTATTATAATTAATTATGAGAAACTAAGGACAGATATAGATTACTTTTTGCCTTATCTTACAGACCAAATGTTAGTTATTTTGGACGAAGTTCAAAAAGCTAAAAATCCAAATTCTCAAACAGGTAAAGCTGTTATTTTACTTACTAAAAATGCAAAAAGGTTACTAGCTTTAACAGCTACTCCAGTTATGAGAGACTTATGGGACTTAGTCAATATTCTTAATATTACTCATATTATGGAAATCAATCCAAATTGGTTTAAAAATCGATTTTGTTATTATAAACCTATTAGAATAAAACCTATAAAAAAAGGTAATAAAATTATTAAACAGGTTATGCAGTTTGTCGGGTATAAAAATGTTAAAGAGTTTTATGGGTATATTTCAAATAAAACTTTCTTTAGAAGAAAAAAAGATATAATGGAAATGCCTCCAGTTTCTATTCACACTTTAAGAATTAATAAAATACATAAAGATATAAAAGAAGCAATTGAAAGATTAAAAGTAAGTTATCTTTTTGAAAAAGACACTTCTATTCCTTTATCTTTAATTGATATAGCTGAAACAGCTCCTTATCTGATTTTAAAAGAGAAGAAAAAAGCTCCTAAAATCGATTTGATTATGGACTTCATTAATGATAATGTGGATAAAAAAATCCTTGTTTATTCTCCATATAAATTGGTGGTTAAATACTCTCAAAAGTTTGTTAAGAAGTATTATGATACAGACTCTTTGGTGGTTTCTGGTGAGGAAACCAAACAGATAAAACAAATAAAAGAACAATTTTTATCTGATGATAAGTATAAGATACTTTTTGCTACTGATACTATTGCTACAGGGTTTGATGGATTACAGAAAGTAGCGGATACAATTATTCTTTTAAACTTACCTAACACAGTGGGACAATATACTCAGTTAATAGGTAGGTTATACAGAACGGGGTTTAATTTTAACAACATCAATATAGTTGTCCCTATTATTAAAGGGTTGGTATCTGAAAAGAAATGGTTTAATTTACATTCAATGGCATCTTTACTAATTAAATCTAACGAATCTCAGTTAGAAAAGGAGTTGTTTGATAAGTATTTATTAGACACTATTTCAGATAAGTTTGATGATGACTGGGTTAAATCTCAGTTAGAAAAAGAGTTCGGTATTAAAATTAAAATACCGAAAGATTAAAAACAACTGAAAGGAGTGACATTATGGCAAAAATAAGATTAGCATTTAGAGGCTATGGAGTATCAGATGCAGTTAAACTTCAAAGGTTAAGAGACAAACAATTGGACGAATACTTAGATGGTGGTTATGAAGAAAATGAATGTGATTTTGAGGAATTAGATAAATTAATTGATGCTAAATTCATTAAGCAGATTATAAAAGAGTGGGGTGATATTCAAAAGGGTGAATTTTCTGATGAATTAGACCAAAAATTAGTTAAAATTATGGATGTCATAACAGATGATTTAAAAGATTGTGATAGCGAAGCAATCGAAGAACACATTGCAGGGTTACTTTCTGAGTATGTTAAAAATAAAAAGCTAATAGGAGAGATGACAGAGTTTATAATGGGAGGTTAATCCCTTTTTTTCTTCTATCGTATAAAGTAATGCTATAAAATAAACTTAAGACAAGGAGTCAGAATGGGACTATTTGGTGATTTTAAAGAACAAATCCAAAAAGAGTTTAAAAAAGCTAAGAAAAATATAGTGTTTGATGCAGACAATGTGAAAGAGCCTATTCCATCAGGGTCTCTTGTTATAGATAAAGTCTTTGATGGGGGGTTATTTTATAGGGGAGCAATGGGAGAAATTGCAAGTTTCGAATCAGGTGCAAAAACTACAATAGCTATCCAGTCTTGTGCTGAAGCTTTGAAAAAGTATCCAGATGAGGGTATTATTTATTTTGATTTTGAGAAATCATTAGACCCAGTTTATTGCAAATCTCTTGGTATGGATTTTTCAGATGAGAGGGTAATGGTATTTACTCCAGACTGTATTGAAGATATGATGAAAGTTCTAACTATGGGATTTTCTAAAAAGAAAGGGGCTAAATTAGCTGGTAAAATTTCTACCATTGTTATAGATTCGGTAGCAGCGGCTAGACCTATGGCATCCATCGATATGGAAGATAACTCAGCTCAAAAGTCCCAACACGCTTCAGCTTGGAGTGAAATCACACCTAAGCTTATGAATATAGTTGCAAACCATAACATCGCTATGATTTTAATAAATCAATTTAGGGCTAAACCAATGATTGATAGAAATAGTCAATTTTCTCTTGCTAATACAGGTATAGGTCAGGGTTATTCTAATATGGAGACTTCATTATCTACTACAGGTGGTAATGCAATTAGATATTATTTGTCTGTTAGATATGTTACTAAGTTTGTTTCTACTTTGAAAGAGCAGGTGGAAGACCCAATTACTGGAGCAATTGAAGAAGTTAGAGTTGCTAATGTTTTTAAAATTATGAATATAAAAAATAAAATTAAAAAGCCTTACATTTCAACTAAGTTTGTGGTTAGATACGGAGAGGGAACAGACGATTTTCCAATTATTTTTGATGCATTAAAAGCTGTAGGAATCATTTACAATAAAGGAAGTTTTCTATTTTATAAAACAAGTAACGGGGAAGAGATAAAAGCTTTAGGTAGAACAGCTTTTATAGAGTTACTTAAAAAAGATTATTTTGAAGATATGAAAAAACAATTTATTTCTTTAAATGTTTCTGATGATAAAGTTTCTAATACTCTTAATGAAGAATCTACTACAGAGAGTGAAGACTTTGAAATCTCAGATGAAACAGAACTATAAATTAGGTTTTCCTTTCTTTTCTTCACAAAAATATGTAAAAGGATATGAGTATGGGTATGTTGATTAATAGTAAAGACATTAAAACTTTATATAACATTCTAAGAGACACAGCTACAAAAAGATACAAACATCAACTAATGCAGGGGGTACTAACCTTTAAAGAAATAATGGAGTTTCAAGAGTTCAAAAAGTTCTTTGATGTAGAAGAGTCTATCTTAATGAGCGGGAAAAATCCACTACCTATTTCTATCGAAGATTTTGCTAATAATCCTGATTTCTCAATGTTATCCATTCCAGAAGCTTATGATGAAGCATTAATGAGTGCTATGAAATTCGGTGAAACCAGAGTAGATTGGTCTGATAATCTTACAGTCAATAAAGTTCTTATGGATATTAAAGACTTTATGCAAGATAGAATGAAAATTGAAATCCAAAGAGCATTTAATGGGGATACACCTTATTTACTAATTCCATCTTTAGAAGTTAAAAGAAATTTCCAATCTAATTTAGAAAGTGTTACTATAATTATGGATGTTGATGTATTAATTTATTTATAGTTATTATTGTTTTTAATTCAGAAAAAAGGAGTCGGATTATGCTTGATTTAGAGATAAAAAACTTTCAATCTATTAAAAATTTAAAATACTCTTTTTCTAATCATTTTTATACCATTTCTGGTAGGTCTAACATCGGTAAATCGGCTATTAGAAGAGCGGTTACCGCCCTTTTAGAAAACTCTTTAAATAAAGAGTTCATTAGAGTTGGTGCTACTAAATGTGAAATTAAAGTTAATAATGTAAAAAGAATTAGGTCTAATAAAGAAAATAAATACATCGTTGCAGATAAAGAGTTTGACAAAGTAGGTAATCAGCCATTTCAATACTTACCAGACTCTATGAAACCATTTGTTTATGATGGGGGAGAAGAAAACTTATTGGCTATCCCTCAATACAAACCATTCTTTTTAGTAGATGAAAATAAACAAACACAAACTAAGATTTTTAAATCTATTTTTGGTGTAGATAGACTGGCTGAAGCAGTTAAGTTGATGAAGAGAGATAAATTGATTAATACTCGTAAAATAAATGAACTTACAGAGGAAATTAATAAACATAAACTAATTATAAAAAGAAAACAAGATTTATATAAAAAGTATGAAAAAGCAGTTGAAATAGAAACTAAAATAAATAATTTGTATGATTTAATTGAATTAAAAGATAAGGTAAATAGACAAACTCGTCAAATAACTAAAATTAATTCAATCATTCATTCAATTAATAAACTGATTCATTTATCAGACACACTTTATTTAATGAATCAGGCAGATAACCTATCAGATTTGATTCAAAAAGGTCAAGAAAGAATAAAATTACTTAGTGATATGGAAGCTGTTCTTAATAAAAAACAGCAATTAATAGAAGCAAGTGAATTATTCAATCAACTAAGTGGTTTAAATGATAAAATCAACTATTTAACAAAAATAGTGTCACTTTTATCTAAAGAAGACCTTTTCTTTAAATTTGAGAATATGGTTAGCTATATTAATAGCCTAAATGCTTTCAGAATGCAAGAAAAATACCAGAGAGAGCTTCAAAGAGTAATATCTTTATTAACATCTCTGATTAGATTGAAAGTTTATGTTGCAGTTAAGAGTAAAATTAACTCTATTAATAATTCTATTATTAATATGAAGCAAAGTTTATCAGAAGTTGATAGTCAAATTAAAGAAAATAACATATGTCCTTGTTGCGGACAACCAATCCATAATATAAAGGAGTCAGATAATGAGTAAAGTAGCTACAATTAAAGACCCACACTTTAGATTAGGGTTTCCTCCGCCAATTTCAAGAAAAGATGATTATAAATCTACCATTTATAAAAAGGTGGATTTTATTATAAATGAATGTCAAAAGAGAAAAATCGATACATTGATTAGCACTGGAGATTTGTTTGATAAAAAGTATCTTAAACATTATTCCTCTATAGCAGTTAAAGAAAATATAGAATTACTTAAATATATTAAAGAAAGTGGTATAAACTTAGTTTCTATTGCTGGGAATCACGACTTGCCATATAATAGTTATGAAAATTTAGATGACAGTCTGTATGGTTTGGTAACTAAATTAGGTTTAATTAAAGACATCTCTTTTTCTAAAGTCCAGATAGGGGATAATTACATTTATGGTGTCCCTTATTTAGAAGATAAAGATAAAATCTTTTCAGAATTAGATAAAATTAATAAAGAGAAAACTAGTGGTAATAAATTTGTTGTCATACACGAACATTTTATTCCTTTTGATGCTGAATTAGATGACCTAAAATATACACACTTTTACAGATATACAGAGTTGATGCAATATAAAAACATAGACGGATTTATATTAGGGCATTTACATAGAGGTATACCTATCAAAAAGTATGAATATGAGTCTGGTGAGTCTCAAATTTTTATTAATCAATGGTCTTTATATCGTTTGGCTAGAAATTACTATTCATCTTTAGATTTGCATAAACCAGAATTAGTAATTCTTGATTTGGATAATAAAGAGGCAGAATCTATTATAATAGACCATAATTCTTTTAAAGAAGTTTTTCAATCAAAAATAGTAGTTGAAGATGAGGAATCAGTAACAGAGTTTGTAGATTCCACTTTTGATTTTTCCATTTCTAAGATGGAGAGTTCAATTCAAAATTTAATTAATAGTATAGAAGATAAAGAAATTAAAGAAATCGTTATTTCCTATTTAGAAAAAGTAGATAAATAAATCAGTAAAAAGGAGTAATTATGTCTTTAGATATTAAAGAACTAAAACAAAAAAAGTCTGAGTATGAAAAGCAATTAGCAATTGCTTCATCTAAAAAGGCAGAGATGGAAGATAAACTGTCTGAAGTTATTGAAAAACTTAAAGAAATGGGTTATGATGAAGAATTTTTAAATGATGAAAATAAGGTTAAAGAGGAGATTTCAAAGTTAGAGGCAGAACTTAAAACATTGGAGGCAGAGTTGGAAAAATTAGAAAAGGAGGAGTCAAATGAATAGTAACACTTTTGTTTTGAATTTAACAGCTTATGATTTAAAAGAGAAGTTATCAGGATTTCTTAAATCAGCTGTATTAGCTACTGATGTATATTTTGTTAATAATAAGGAAAAAGACTTTTGTGGGTTTATTATAGATGAAGATGTATTACCATCAGTGTCTTATTTTGTAATAGGTGGGTATCAAGAAAACGCACCAGATGAAGTGGTTGGTATAAAAATAAAAACATTGCAAAAATGTTTAAAGTTTGATGATGTTAAAGCAATTAACTTTAATAATACATACTTAGAGTGTGTATTTGAGGATAAAGCGGAAATTGAGGTTGCTTACATTTATGTGGATAAAGATAAACAAGTTATTGAAAATTTAATTGATGAAGCTTTAGCTTTTGCAGGGGTAGACCCTATAATCACAATCCCAGAGGATAAAGCTAAGTTTGCATTAAAGCATTTAATGATACCAAGAACAAATTACAAAATCGGTGGCTATGAGGTAGCGGTAATAGATAAAGATAAAAAAGCAATAATCTTTGGTAACAATAACCACATTGTTATCACACCAGAAATTTTTGATGATAATTTACCAGAGAATATTAATTTTCATAGTAGTTTATTGAATAAAACAAGTGGTTATGTTAATGGCGAAGTTAAAATCTATAAAAAAGATAGTGCAATTAAAATTCAAGTTGATAATAACTTCTTTTATATAGGAGCAGAGGTAGATGTAGATATGCCAAATTATTCAGCTGTTTTAGAGTCAGAAACCAAATCTATTATTGATTTAGGTGATAATCTAAGTTCGGCTATTTCTGGGCTAGAAAAATTATCAATCCCATTGATGACTCAAGATGACAAAATTATTACAGTGAAAGAAACAGACAAGAAATCATTTGTTAAATTTTCAGTAGAAGACATTTCAGGACTTGAGTCTTATGTAATAATTTCAGCAATGATTACTAAAAATAGTGAAGAAGTAATTAACTATTCTTTATTTGAAGAGCCATTTGAAAAGGTTATAAAAAGTTCAGCTTCTATAATTTTAGATGAGAGGGAAGTAGCAATTATTATGGAGTCTAAATCAGTTGATGGATTTGGGGCTACTCACATTTTACCTAAAGTAATGGTTTAATTTTTAAATTTATTAGGAGTCAGAATGAGAAAGAGTAGATTTGAAGAAAGAATGACAGAGTTGAGAGGAGAATTAAAAGTCCTTACCTCTCAACTAAATTCTAAAGAAAAGTCAAAACAATCACTTGAGGAAGAAAATCAAAAATTGACTAAAGCTATAAAAATAAATGAAAAGTTTGTTTCTGAAATTATATCTAAAAAGAAAAACATAATTGAAGACTTTATAAATAAATCTTTAGAGTTCTTGCTTAATGATTCTTCTATAAAATGCTCTATTATTCAAGATGAAAAGCCATCTGGTACATTTTGGTATTTTTCAGTAAAGCAGGGTAAAGTAGAGGGTGGTATTGATACATTTGGTGGAGGTTTGATGGCTTTAATTTCTACTTTATTTAGAATAATTTTACATATTATGACTCAAAAAGAATCATTTATAATTTTAGATGAGTCATTAAATCATTTATCATCTAATTATCATTCTAAATTATCTGAATTATTTAAAGTTATATCTAAGAAATATAACTTATCTATAATTTTAATTACTCATCAAGAGCAGTTTTTAAACAATGCTGAAATTAATTTAGTCTTTGATAAAGTTAATGGTGAATTAAAATTAATCAGGGAGGAAAGAAACAATGATGCAAGAAGATAGAAGACAATTTTTAATAGAGAAATGGAAAGACACTTATCATAAGATGTCTGTTGTAAATAAAGAGGGGCTTTTCAATATAAGAGTTCCTGTTGATAGTCACATTAATTTGCATAAATACACCTACTTTATTTTTAAGGAAGTTAAGGAATTAATAGAGGTGTTTGTTAAAACTTTATCACCTTTTTCAGTAAATCAAGTGTTTGATGCCATCTATTTTGATATTCTTAGTGAAAATTCTTTCGTTATTTTTATGAAAATAAAAGAAGAAAGATTTCCATTGGTTGTAGGTAGAAAATACAATAACATTTATGCATTAAAAAGACTGATTTCAAATATATCTGGTAAATACAACTATTATTTTAAATTCAAAAATACAATTATTCTTGTAGACCCAGCTACTAAATTATATTAAACTCTTTCCTCCGTGTCAGTATATAAGACAAAAGGAGTCAGATAATGTTAATTCCTATTGAAGAATCAGATAGCACTTTATTAGAAAATTATTTAGCCTCAAGAAAGTTAAAGCCATTTGATGGTAGTTATTGGTTTGCTAAACCAATATTAATAAATGATAAATTAGTTACTGGACTAGTTACAATCATAACTAATATAACCAAATCTAAGATAGTTAAAATAGATAATAGAACTAAAGAGGGTTGGCAGATTATTTATTCCGACCCAGATAACATTGCTATTTATGGTATAAACAACCTTAGCGATAAAATAAATAAAGTTATTGTTACCGAATCTATTTTAGATTCTGAATCTTTTAATCAATACACAAAGTTATCAGATGTTTATTCTATTGCTTTTAGTAGAGCTTCTTTTACTTTAGTTCAGTTTCATTATTTAATGTATTTATCATTTTATTTTAACTTTGAAATATATTTAGCATTCGATAATGATGAAGCGGGTAAAAAGGCTACAGAAAGGTTTATTAAAAAGGCAGAGAGAGATTATAATCAGAAAGTTGGTATAATTTCTTATCCTTATAAAGACTTTAATGACTTTTTATGTAAGAGAGAAAACCAATTTAAAATGTTTGTTAGTAATAAATTGTTATTATTTAAAGGAGGACTTAGATGATAAAGATTATTAATGGTAAGCCATTGATTTATGTAGATATGGATTCAACGATTTTTGATTATATAAGTGCTTTTGAGGAGGCTTATTTTAAAGCTACAGGAGAAAAAATTTCAGTTACAGAAAATCAATGTTCTAAGTATCATTTTCACGAAATTTTTGGATTATCAGAGGAAGAGAGATATAAATACTTAAATGAAGACTTTTTTGAGAATATGAAGCCTTATGAGGGTATGGTTGAAGTAATAAATGACTTTTGGGACGATTTTGAATTTAGATTTGTTACACACATTGTTGTTCCAAATAGAGATACTTATTATGGTAAAATCAAATCATTAAGAAAACATTTTCCAAAATTTATAGATGACACTCATATGATAACTATGAGGGAAAAATGGTTATTATATCCGTCAATTATTATTGATGATAATCCAGAGGTATTAAGAAAATGTTATGAAGAGGAGTTTGTTACTGTGAAACCAATACATTTTTGGAATAAAGATGTAAAAGCGGTATTTGAATTTAATACATCTCTATATTTGAGAAAACTTTTTAATGAGTTTAAAGTTTTGACAAGATTCGATAAATAAAATAAAAAGGAGTAATTCTATGGCAAAAATAAGGTTAGCTTTTGGTAGTTCTATGTTTAATTACGGAGTTAAAATAAAACAAGTGATTCCACCATTGTATAGATACTTTGTTGTAGCTTATGAAGATAAAGATAAATTATACTTAGTGTTTAAAAAATCATTTAATGAAGTTCTTTATAGAAGTTTGATTAATAAATTACCAGTTATCACTAATAATAAGTATAATTTCTATATTTATAAAAAGGGAGATAAATACAACTTTGTAATCTTATCTAAATTTCCTGAGGTAATTAGTGATAGTGAAATTAGGGAAATAGAAAATAATATTAATATCGGAGACATTTTTTAATGTCTTTGGAAGTTTCTACTAAATCTTTTTCTCTTTCTAACATTCTTAAATCTAAGTTTCGTTCTTATATCACTAAGGTTGGTGTTAAACCTAATACCATAATTTTTTCGGCAGATTATAAATACTCTAAATCTATGGAAGATAGTATTACCAAATTAAGACAAAAAGGTTACAAAATAATTTATTCTTATGAGATAAAGAAAAAGAGTATTGTGGTTACATATATACCAGATTTAATTTTAAAAGACGAAGAGGAAGAACAACTACCATTTTAAATAAGAGGAGGTAATATAAATGATACATTTACAAGCCTTAAAGACTAATTCAACTTTGGTTAAAGGTTATTCTAAAAAATACAATATACCAGAGAGCTATTTAGTAACATTATGGAAGAGAGCCATTTGTGCTGTTATTAAAGATGGGAAGAAACGATGCAAACCTAAAGATAACGAATGGGGATTAGTTAATGACATTTTCAGATTAGAAGTTAAAAAATATTTATCGAAAGTGGATAAAGACATTAAGTATTCTATTAAAAATCCAAAAATTAAGGGTAAAAAGGTTTCACCTAAATATGAAGAGGCAAGAAAGGAATCACTTAAAAAAGTAATTAATGAATACAAAAAAGAAATTGAAGATTGTTGTAAAAAATGCCCGTCTGTTTGCAAAAGTTAAAAATTTCAAATTATCACATTATAAAAATGTGACTTAAATCAGAAAGGAGTCAGAAGATGTTTTCTTTTTTCTCAAAACTTTTCAGTAAGTGTAACGAAGATAAATTAGAGAGCAAAATTGAACTACTCGAATTAGAAAATAAACAATTAAGAGACAAATTGAATTGGCTTAAATCTTTAAATATCCCTTTTGCTGATATATCTGAATTTAAACAATTTGATTGGATAAATTTTGTAGAGGATAAAAATAAAGAGTTGCAAAGACAAGTCAATTATCTTCTTTCAGAATTAGAAAAGAGAGATAAAATAATCTTTTATTATCAGGAGTTGGAACACTTATACCTAAGTGAGTTTGATAAAATGAGGAAAAAATGTAACAAAGTTGATTTAGATAAACATACAGAGAGATGGATTAAAGAAGTGTCTTCTTTTAATTCAGAGGATATCTCAGCTACTAATATAGGTGATAATGTAACAGAATGCAAGAAAGATATCAGAAAAAGCCAAGAAGAGGTATCTTCTGATAACAATAAAGGGTCACAAGATAATGGTGTGCCTAAAACTCTTAAAGAATTAAGAGAAAGAATTAATCAAATTGATTTAAGAGTGTAAAGGAGATTAAACAATGAATAAAGATAGATTATTTACAGTAGAATGGGAGAAAGAAAAGTTAAAAGACCAATTTGCTACCAAAATAACTGGTAAATTAATTTTTGAGTCAGATATCATTATTAATGATTATGAGAGGGGTTTAGTTGATTTTGATATAGAAGAAATGGCAAAAAATAATATTTTTAAATCATTGGTACATAGAGTTAAATTTGCGGCTGGAATAGATGATGAATTATTACAGATGCTATATCAGATGGCAGAGTCAGATAATAAAGCTTATAGATTTGAATTATTAGAAATGATTAAAGATAAACTAACAAACGCTGAATTGAAAAAGGAGGATTAAAATGCAATATACAATTTCAGATGTAGAAAGATTAATTCATACCTATAGTCAGGCACTGAATGACCCTAATATAGATAATGAAAATAAAGAAATGTTTGCTAAAGAAATAACAATGTTAGAAGACTTACTTAAATTTATGGCAGATGATGCTTTGATTAAATGTAGAAATTGCGAATGCCTTGTTACAGAATATTCAAGAAAGTGGTGTTCTTTACTAAATAAAGAAGTAAATCCAGAAATGGATTTCTGTTCTGAATTTATTCCAACTAAGAAAGGAGACAACTAATGCAAGGTGTATTAAAGTCAGGAAAAGTAAATTTCCTATTTGATATAGGAGCGGGTAGTAGTGGTAAAGGTCAAATAGCATCAGCTATTGCATTAAGAGAAAGACCAAAAGTATTAATAAGTAATTCGGCAAATTCAGCTTCTCATACATTTACTGGATTTGGAGAAACTTTTGTGTTTAAAGTGTTACCAGTTGCATCAGCTTTAAATAGATATGATTTATTAGGGTATGAACCAATTGTTTTTATTGCTCCGTCAGCAGGGTTTGAAATAGAACAACTTAGAAAAGAAATTGAATGGTGTAAATTACCTAAAGATAAGATAATTGTTTCGGCAAGGGCATTTGTAGTAGAAGAAGAGCATAAAATTAGAGAAAATCAAAAAGCAAATTGTGGCAAATGGATGGACGGAGGAGTTACTCATTTAGGCTCTACTTCATCAGGTCAATCAGCTGGATTTTATGATAAAATTAGTAGGGACAAATGTTATAAATGGGCTGGAGACAGACCAGAGATTGAAGAGTTTGCTACAGTGGTGGATTATCCTGAATTTACAGAGATGATAAAAGAACATTTAGATAGAGGAGAAATAGCACTTTATGAAATGCCTCAGGGGTATATGTTGTCTATCGATTATTCTCCAGAAAGAAGAAAATCAACTTTTAGAAACATAAACCCATTACAAGCGATGTCTGATATTGGTTTAAATCAATTTTATATGGGTAACTCAATCGGTAATTTGAGAGTTTATCCTATTAGAGTGTCTAATAGATTTGTTAATAATTCAATGGATAAAGTTAAACTTTTAATAATGGATAAAAATACAGGAGAAGAGAAAATAGTTACCCCATCTGAAGTAGGTTTAACCTATAGCGATGTTAATTCAATTGCCTATGAAATAATGGAAAATAAAAAACCAGTTACACCATATGGTTTCGATGATTTTATTGTGGTAGATATTATTGAGGGTTATGTAGGTACATCTGGAGCATTTATGCCAGATGAAAGAGAAGTATCTTGGAGAGAAATAGCAGATAATTTGGGAGTCCCTGTTCCAGATTTATTGGAACTTACTACTTTAACTAAATTACCAAGAAGAATAGCAAAACCAAAAAATGATGTAGTTAGTGCTATATTGTTAAATAGGGCAGTTATGACTACTGGATTTAACATTTTATCTATGACATTTCTTAATTATAAAGGGTTTAAAAATCCTAACGACCCTGAATTTTTAAAATTTAAGGATAGTGTAGAAATCATTTTTGGTAAAGCATTCAGAAAGAATGTCCCTGATGATAGCTTAAAAGATTCTAATTATAGATTTGCATTAGCTCAATTTGGTAAAGACATTTTAGATGTTTATTACATTTAGGTTTTTTGCATTTTTAGTGATGTTAAAATTTTAGAAAGAGGGGTGTAGGAGTGGCTAAAATTAAGGTGGCTTTTAAGAGTATTAAGGCTGAAGAGCCAGATGTTGGATACATTGCTGAATTAGTGGAAGCTGATTTCAATGAAAGTGATATGAAAGATGCTGGAGTTTCTCCAGATAAAACATTTATTTGTGTAGGAAAAAACTTCTTTGACAGAGGTGTAGATGCGGTAATGATGGGCTTAAAGTATGATGACCCAGAGAAGTTTGTTGAAAAATGGATGAAAGCTAGAGAATGGGATTACATTGGTGAAGAAGATGGATTTGACAGCCTATTTGAAGAATTGATTGAAGACATTCAATCTAAATCAAGAGCTAAAATTAAAGTTAAAGAACTTCCACAAGATAAAGAATCATTTGTTAAAACAATGGCAAAAGTGCTTGTAGAACTTTACAATAAAGGAAAATTAATTCCAGTTTATGTGCAGTCATTGTCTGACGGACAATACTTAGATTCAAGATATCGTGGATTTGAAATGTCATTAGGTTTCTGGACTCGTGGTAAAAAATGTCCTAAAACATACAGAACTTTTGCTAAAAACATTTGGTTTGACCCATATTCAGAAAATGCAGACCTTAGTTACGATTACTGATTTTAAGTAAGGGAAGAGAGGAATGAGATGAAAATTGATATAACCTCTCTTCTCCTCCATTCAAAACAATTTGTTCGATTGGAACAGTATGCAAAAGATAAAAATCTGGATTTAGACTTCGTCTTATATCACTACTCTCATTTTATTGCTAATGTATATTTAAATATGATTAAAAAGTCTATACAAACTCAGAAAATAGGTAATACTCCTATGAAGCTATTATATAAACCCTTATCTCCCAAATACAAAAAAAGAAAAAATCCTAAACATCGTAAGGATTTTTGGATAAACACGGGAACACTTATGTCTTTATTTAGAGTATGGAAATACAGACATTGGTATGTTGGTATCCCAAAATATATTAAATATAAAAATAAAAAAGTTAAGGCATCAGATATTATTGATTTCCTTGAGTATGGGACTAAATATATACCAGCAAGACCTTTATTTTCAAAAAACCTTAAACTTTTAATAAAAAAGATGCCAAAACTAACTGAAACTTTTATACCACTTTTTGAGACTAAAATATTAAAGAATAATAAATAATTTCATTATAAAACACTGACAAAATCAGTGTAAGGAGTCTGAATGAAAAAAGATATTCAAGTAGAGAGAGTTACTTATCAAGAGGGTAACAATTGGATAACTGAAATATTAGTTGATAGAGAATTATTACATAAAGTGGTTACAGGTAATAAAATTTCGTCAGCATCTAAAGCAGGTAAGTGGATTAAAGATAATAAAGCTTTAATTGATGCTAAAATAAAAGAGCTTAAAGAGAAAGAGACAAATAGAAAAAAAAGCAATAAATGATTTATTGGACGGAATGGGACATCAAGCTATGATTTTGATGCATCAAATCGATAAACTAAAAGAAACATACAAAGATGACAATGTTACTATTCACTTCATTGATAGTGATTATTCTCCAGCTATAGGTCATACTCACATTTCTGGTAGTTCATACCCATTAGATTATAATCCTAAAACTGGTGATTTCTTTGTAGCTTGTAAAGTGCTTAATAAAAGCATAAACCAAAATTTATTTGACGACCATAAAAAATACATCGTTGCTTTTATTAAAACATATAAAGACAGCATCATAAATCCAGATAGTCATTTGAAGTTATACTACCCTACAATGAAAAACCCTTTCAATAATAACCATTTATACTTAATTAATTATTTAACAATGCAAATCCTGTTAGATGTCAGTAAAAAAGGTCTTTTAAATGAAAAAGATTGATATGACAATCAATAAATTGAAATTCTTTATGGTTAAAAAACCACAAAAGGGTAAATTGATTAAGTCCCTTATTGTTTTTTTGGAGGAATTGAAAAATGCAAAATGAAATAAGAGGTTATTCTATAATAGGAGACTCTGTTCTTTTCAAAAATTTAGTAATTAGGCAATTAATAAAAGAATACACAGATAAAGGATACTTAATTAACTCTACTTTTGGTAAAGGTATTTTTGTTTCAAATAAAATTAAACCTACTAAATATGTAGTGGTAATTTCTACAATAGAAAGACCAGATTTTCATTTAATAGATTTACATAATCCCAATCATTTTAGAGTTTGGTTTGAAAGAATTGAAAATAAAACTATAAAATCATTGCCAGAGGTTATAACTGACCCAGACTTCTTTTACAAAAAAGAAGTAGGTCTCCCACTTTCTGATGATAAAACTTATTTATCTTTACTTAAAGAGTTTATTGTTAATTTTGTTACTTTTCAACCATTAGATGAAACGATGATATCCTTTATTGATTCCAATTATTATCTATTTTCTAAATTTGTAGAAGACTTACTTGAGGGAATGATTAATTTATCAAATTATTATTTGACTATTATTCACTCTCATAAAAGACAATTAATAGCTTTAGCAAATTTTCTTATAAAGGCAGAGAGTAAAGAAGAATTTATACTATATTACGATTTAAAGGTGAGTAAAAATGAATCTGTATAATAAATATAGACCAAAAGTCTTTGACGAATTAGTCGGTAATGATTTTAATAAAAATTATCTTAAATCATTGGTTAAGAATAGAGGCTTTGAAATCAGAAGAGAGTTCCTATTTACTTCACCAAAAATAGGAGGAGTTGGTAAAACTACATCGGCTAGAATTTTGGCTAAAGCCATTAATTGCAAACAACCTATAAATGGTAATCCGTGCAATAGTTGTGATAATTGTAAAGCATTTGATAATAATTCTTTTAAAGACTTTGTTTCATTGGACGGGGCGGAGTATAATCAAGTAGATAAAATAAAACCTATAATTAATTTAGCTAAACAATTACCGATTTATGGTAAATATAAAGTAATTGTTATTGATGAAATACAGAGAATGAGTCCTCAGGCATTGTCAGAGTTTCTTAATTTGTTTGAATTTTCTACTAATAGGACAATTTTTATTTTTACAACTACAAATAAAGAGAAAATAATTCAACCTTTGGTTACAAGAATGATTAATTTGGATTTTAATCCACTATCCGATTCAGAAATAATTAGTTATCTTGAATTAATTGTTAAAAAAGAACAAATTAAGTATGACTTAAATCAACTTAGATTAATTGCTTTGGAAGCAAATGGCTCTTTAAGAGAGGCTATTTCTAAAATGGAAAAATACATTATAGCTTTTGGTGAGATAACTAATTACTCATCAGAAATAAAAAACTTCTTGGAGTTAATCGGTAAAACTTTGGTAATTGGTATAAATAAAACAGAACAAACCTTTTATAATTTTCCTGATAATATAATACACAACTTGCCTAAATTATTAGTTGGAATTAAATATGGTAAGTTTATTAATGTTTTAGACCCAATTTATAAAAAAGTGTTTATTGATAAAGTAATAGACTATTTAGCTGAAAACTACTTAAAATATAAACCTACTAATATTAGAGAGTTTATTTTAATGTTATCTTTTTTAGATTTCTCAAGATTTTTATTCTTAGACTATTCTTTATTTGATAAAGAGGATAATAATTTAGATTTGATGAAGTCTCAATTAAAAGAATTAGGATTCAAGGAGATAGAAAATGAAATGGTTGGTTGAGGTAATAGTGGATAAACAACATTATTTTTTAGAAATCTATAGTGAAAGTTATGCAATGGTTAGAAGTTTGGCATTGAAAAAGATAAAACAGATGTATAACGGAGAGGAGAAGTATGCAGACATTGTAGCAATTAAACCAACATTACATTGTGAAAAGGGTGGATTATGAAATATAATGTTTATACTATGATAGACCCTAACGATACTTCTATTTTAGAGTATGTGGATAATGTTAATGTAGTAGTCCCAGATATGATTGATGGCAAGATTGATTTAGTGTATGTTAAAGAGGGCTTTCATTTACCAACTTTTATTCAGAAAAATATGGTTAGCTATAATTATAGCATACCATACGAAGAAGTGCAAAGAAAACTACAAAAAAAGCGTGAAAAAGGTATTAAAAAAGGTAGTTTCGTTTGGAATTTATCTAAATGGAAAAAAGTTCCTTTTATTGTGGAAGAAATTAAAGACAATAAAGCTGTTATCAAGTTTGATTTCAAAGGTAAAACTTTTATAAAAGAGGAAGTGGATATTAATCTTCTTACCCCAATAGATACAGAGCGTTTCTACATTTATGGGGTAGCCTCATCAAAACAAATTTATAAACAAATAGTCTCTTCTAATAATGCTGTAATTATAGACGGCGATTATATCAAGCAACTATTTGGAGAAAGCTTTTCTACTTTTAATACTATAAACCTTATTTTTAGAATTAGGTCTTTGTACCCTGAATATCAAGTTATTTGGGTTGGTTGGAGAAATAAAATGATAGAGTCTGTATTTAAAAATTTATTGGATTTACCCATAATCAATCATATGGTAATAGGTAAGTTATACTTAACCGACCAGTTCTATCAACTTAACAGAACATTTCAAGATACTTTGATGTTTGATTCGTCTCTTGGAACATTGATTAGAGTTAATTATTCTGTATTAGATTTTGTTAAAAAAGAGCTGTGGAAATTACAACAACAAAACATTTTTGGAATTAGGATAACTAATAAATTTATTAATAGTTTAAATTTGGATAACTTTGAAGAAAAACTTTCTAAATTTCCAGAGGGTAAGAGGATTTTACAAAAATTAAAAAATAAATCATTACCATACTTTGAGTCGGAAGCTGGTAGAGTTTCTCCTCAGGAGATACTATCAAAATTAGAAAAAGTGGGTTGGAAATGGATGGTTGAGAACTTTTATTACTATTTTGATTTAATTTATAATGTTAAACAAAGGAGAATCTATGGCTCAATATGAAGAGAATAAAAATTATTGGGATTATGTTTCGGTTAGAGCTAATAATAATCAAAAGAAAGAAAAAGACCCTTTTAAGTCGGCTTTAATGGATACCTTTCCTGATATAGCAGAGAAAATAATTGATAAATTATTTTGGGTGAATGCAATGGTGTTATATTTAAATGTTTATTGCGGTTTATCTCAAACAAATATAGCTAAATTGCTTAATATAAGCCAATTTGGTGTGTCTAAGAGATATAGGAGTTCTAAAAATAAAATAAAAATCATACTTAATAGACCTATTCATAGTAATGACAAACTTAGAGAGTTATTAGAAAAATTTTTTCCAAATAAAGAAATAGAGCCTATAATAGTTTTTTATTCTATCGGGTTATTTTCTATGACTAATAGGATTTTATTTAATGTTAAATATACAACTATTTCAGCTGTTTTGAGAAATGCAATTAAACATATGACAGATATATGTAGTTTGTCAGATGAGGAGTTTATTAAAAGGTATCAAAAAGCTACACTTAAAGATAAATTACTTCTATGTAGGGTTAGAGACTATTTAGAATTTTCAGTTAATACACAACTTACAGGTAACTTTTTATTTAAGACTAAAGAGTATGAGGGTAGATTTAATTTTGACGATAAAGTTATCTTTGAATAAAAAGGAGTCAGAAAATGAGTGAAATTATTATAGATAAATCAGTTATCAATTCAGTTAAATTAATCAATCAAAATGGTTTGTCTGGTAGGATTTTTATTGATTTATGGTCTAATCAATTTAGGATTCCAGATATCATAGCTTTTAATAAAGACCAACTTAATTGCAAACATATATGGGACGAAGAAAATTATTTATGTAAAGTGTGTGGTGCAAAAAAAGTTTATATCGGAGAAGAAAAACAATGGATTGATTATGTTAATAACATATGGTTGATTTCTAACCTTTTAGAGGGAAGAGAGTTCTTTTTATTTACCAGAAAGGAACTACCTCATTGGATTAATAGTGTTTTTATGCCGACTTTAGGTAATCCTCTTTTCAAACATCATTTTACTAATCTCTACTTGGTTAATGAAGATAAATATATAATTAATTTTTATCCAGTTACATTTCCTACTAAAAATAAAATAAAAATAACCAAAGAAAGACTATTCACATTCATAAATAAATGTAATTTTATAATTAACCCAACTAAAAAAGTTTTAGAAGTTTCAGTGTTAAATGGAGTTTCTAAGGTTTTTATCTGTAATAAACAATTATTTAAATATGCTAGTAGCTTAAGGAGGCAAAATGGAATTTTTAACAAATGATGTAGATTTAGATTTCCTTGATAATACTTCTAATTGTAATTCTAATGAATGTGGGTTATCAAAAGGGAGTGTTTTAAATACAGCTAAATTGGCTAGGGCTGGATTTAAAGTAATAGATAGAGGGAACGGCACATTTAAAGTAAAACCAGTTAAAAAACAATTGAAAGCTAAATTGATGGGAATAGCTGGTACTGATTTTATTAAAAAAGTAATAATGGAATGCACTGGAGAAGAATGTGAATTACAACAACAAGCAGAAGAAAACCTATGGGAAATTGAACAACTTACTGATGGCTCATTTCTTATTATTAGAAAGGGAGGAAGATAATGAACGAAAATTTTAATTTATTTGACCCTAATACTGGGTTAGATAGAATGGCAGACGAAATTATTCAATATGATGATAATATGGTTGATGAAGAAATGGATTTTACTGAATCTCCATTTGCAATGGGAGATTTATTATTTGATAATGGTGTGGTTTCTATTGAAGAAGAGCCAGAGATTGAAGAAATCGATGATGCCTCAATGGTAAATGCAATTTATACTGTGGTAGAGGATAATCCAGACATAGTTATTAAAGCAGATTCTGAAGAGGCAATGATTTTAGGTATCCAAGAAATGTTACTTGAAAATGCAATGATTGAGGTGGACTTAGTGAATTTACTTAGAGAAAATAGAGAAAGTTACCCAGATACATTTAATTTAATGGTCGGATTATGGTCTGGATTGGTTAGAACACCTAAAGTCTATTTAGTAAAACCAGACTTTTCAAGACTATTTCCAGTAGGTGTATGTTTGATTTATATTCCATATAATATGTTTGCAACAGGAGGAGGAGTTCTATCAAATTGGTTAGGTAAACCTATTTTAAGAAGAGGGACAGTATATATCTGGGCTAATAAACCAATTATTACTAATTTGAAAAAAACTACAATAGATGCTGTAGCGTCAGAATTTTTTGCATTAAAATATAACAGAAACATCATTGATGAAATTGTAAATGGTATGGAAATCTTAAAAGAAAAAAGTGAATGTGAAGGAATGGAATTAGAAGTATTTACCCCACTTGAAATAGTAGAAATGATTTTAGAGGGAGACTTAGACATAGATAAAGTGGCTAAATGTGTTAGTGAAGATAAATACAGAAAAGTTAAAAGAATTTTAGAGTTAAATTCTGATTTATCTGGTGAGGAGTGGTAATGTTTAAAGATATTAATAGAAAAATAGATGACCTAGTAGTAAAATTAGATAAGCTTATTAATGGAGAAGAGCAATTAACAATTAAAGAGCTGGTATCGGTAACTAACTCTATATCTAAACTTTTGCAAGTTAAATCATCTAATGCATATAAAGAAAAAGAATTTGAATTAAGAGGAGGAGATGTAGATTTTACAAACCCTAAAATTCAAAAAGCTTTTTATTTTTTAGTAGAAACTTTTATTTTTTCAATGGACGAAGTAGGTGTAGATGAAAATACAAAGAGAAAAGTTCTTAATCAATTAACATTTAATTTGGTTGGATTTGAAGAAAAACTTAATAAAACACTTAAAGGTGTTAAATTATCTATGATAGACCAAATTGTTAATCCATTTGCTAAAGAGGTAATTGATAAAGCAAAAGATAAACAATAAGGTAGATAAAAAATGGCTTTAGTCGATTTAGTCAGAAAGAACTTAGCTGATGAAGACTCTAATAGACTTCTAAATGTTATAGAGTTTGCAGAGTCCCCTAAATTTTTGGGGCTTAAACTTTTTCCAGTTCAGAGATTTATATTTAAAATGATGTATAACATTCCGTTATCTGATAAATTGGAAGACCCTATTATTATAAAAGATGAATTTAATGAAAAAGTTATTCACATTTTTGATTCTGAGTTTGATTTTCTTAGATTTCTATATAAAGAGGGTAGAATTAATGTAGATAAACAACCAGATTCAAGGATTTTTGAAGTTAGATTTTTTGTAGGTAGAAGAGGTACTAAAACTACAATGATGTCTATTCTATCTTCTCATAAACTTTATGAATTAGAAATGTTAGAGCCTACACCACAAGAATATTTTAAAGTCATACCTTATTCTGAGATTTCCGTTTCGGTTATTTCAAATAAAGAGGATAATGCTACTAAACAAGCACAAGAAATAGGTAATATGGTTTATTCTACTGATTTTTTTAAGCCATACCTAGTTAATCCTAAAGAGTATTCAAATAGTGGGTTTGATTTATTTGTTAAGAAACAATTAGAAGACAGGACTAAAAAATATGGTTTATTGAAAGTAAAAGTTTCAGCCGCTAGTCCATCTATTAGGGGAGGAAACAACATAGTGGTAGCTCTTGATGAGTTCTGTCATTTTATAGATAGTAATAAATCTACAAAGAGTGAGCCATTAGATGAATTAGTTTATACGGCTTCTACTCCATCTGTTTCTGGTTTCAAATATGAAGATGGGACACCAGCAGGTTTAATTCTTATAGCATCATCACCTAATGGTAAAAAAGGTAAAGGATACGAATTATACAAAGAGTCTTTTGATAATCCTAATGTTATTATGATTAATGTCCCATCACATTGGACTAATCCAACTTTATCACCATTATTTTTGAAATCTGAGTATAAAAAATCTCCGTTTAAATATAAACAAGAATTTCTTGCTGAATTTACATCATCATCTTCTTCTTTCATACCTATTCCTAATAAAGTGAAAGTATGTGAGGATTTACAAGTGCCTAATCAACCAATCGGTAGTCCTAATACCCCTTACTTTGTAGGAGTAGACCCAGCTTTAACATCAGACGGATTTGCTTTAGCTATAGGACATTTTGATTATAATATTATTCATAATAGACAATTACCAGATGAAACTTTATTACCTTATTTAGAGGTAGATGACTCTAAACCAGCTTTTGTTTATGATTTTATCCATTCTTGGACTCCTATTAAAGGTAAGCCATTAGACCCTGATATAATAATGGAAGAGTTATTATCCATTTTGAGAAACTTTAGAGTGGTTAAAATAGGTATAGACAATTGGGCTAAAGAGTTTTTTGTCAAGTATTTTAATCATAGAGGTTATCATAGACAATTAGAGGTTATCAACCCTACTGTGGCATTCAATAATGAAGTCGCTAAATTATTTAGTAGAGAATTATTAAATGGTAGATTGGTTTGGTCTCCATATGCAATAGAGGAAAGAGTTACATTGAAAGGAGAAGAAGAAACCATTCAAACTATTTCTTTTACAGAAGAAATCATAGATTTACAAGTTAAAAAAGTTAGTGGGGGCTTTTTAAAAGTAGAAGCTCCAAACGGGAAACACGATGATAGATTTTCAGCGGCTACTAAAGCTTTATATTTAGGTCATAAGTATTTTGAGGATTTTAAAAATCAAATGATTTCTACGAATTATGTGAAATCAAGAGTAGTATATAGACAAAATAAGAGGTTGTTAAATAAGATAACAAAAAGAGGGAGATAAGAATGGCTAGAAAAAAACCAAAAATTTATAGAAGTAAGTATCCAAATACTAAGTCAGCACCTTATTCTAATAAATATAAAAGGAGGAGAAAATAATGGCTTTTGTTAAAAACCCAAATAAGATTGACATTTTATTGCCAACTGATAAATGGTTTTTCTTACAAAATTCCGCTTTATCATCAGTTCCAATAATGGAGGACGGACATACCATCGCTGAGGGATTTGATAAGTATGTAAATGACAATGGTAATACTTTTATAAATGAAGACTTACTTCAATTTGCAAAAACATATTTTGGTGCACCTATTTTTAGAGACCATAATCAAGATATGAACTTTATTTATGGGTTTGTGGCTGATGTGGCTTTAAGAAAAGTTAAGGAAAATGGTAAGTATAGATTTATAGTTGAGTTGCTTATGGCTATAAATAAAGAGGTTAGTCCAGATGTAGATTTTGTTAAACAAATAGAAGAAACAGGAGAAGTTAAAACATCAATGGGTGTATTATCAACTTCTACTATTTGTAGTTTGTGTGGTAATATTTCTGTTTCTGATACTGATGAATGTCATCATATTATATTTCATTTAGGAGATAAATACATTACTCCATATGGGTATAAATCAGTTATTGCTGATATCGCATCACCATTGAATAAAAATAGAGAGATACCAGAGTATGATGAAGACGATTATGATTCTTATCCTATGACTTTTATTGAAAACTCTCTTTTATCTTACGACCACCCTCCAGCATATGCAGGAGTAACGAATAGTTTCTTGTATCATTTTCCACAAACTATTTTATCTAAGGGGGTAGTTAAATTATCTTTACCAGCAAGAGCTTATACAAGAACAAAATTTTCAGCATTAAAAAGTTTTGAAAGAAAAAACCAGTTAGAAATCTTAAAATAAAAGGAGATAAAAATGATTCATTTAATTGCTAATTCTAATATTCATATTGACCCAAAAAATAAAGGTAAATTCACACATTATTGTAAATCTAAAGGGTATAAGGGAGTTACTTGTGAGTGTATTTGTGAGGCTTTAAAATCAGGAAACACAGAAAGAGTAAGAGAAGCTGTATTTGCTTATAACTTCGGGTTTAAGAAAAATGGTAAAAAATGTAGCTGTGTAGAAGAGATTAAAAAAGGTAAGAAAAACGGGATTAAAGTAAGAGAATCATATAGTGGAATTTCATTTAGATAAAAAGGAACTAAGATGGCTAATTTATTTTCTTTTGTTCCTCTTTTTATGGAAGAAAGACAAAATTCAGATAATGATATACCATTAGTTGATTTTTCAGATAGAGAAGTTGAGACAGATAAATATTACATACTTTTAGAAAGACTTAGACCAATTGTAGAAAAGTTTCTGTCTCAAATAAATTATGATTGTCTTTATGATGATGATTGTATTAATACAGATGAAAACCTTAAGAGAGAGTATTTATTTTTAATTAATATGATTCAGAATCAGTTAGAACAAGCAGATATACATATTAAAACATACAGGGATGCTTTATTAGAAATCATTGAAGATGATGAAATAGTTTCTCAGTTAGAAAAATTAGCTTAAAAAGTAAGAAAGGAGTAACAAGACAATGGTAGGTAATAGAAAAGTCTTTGTAGAAAAAAGAGATGGCTCTAAAGTGGAATGGAATAGTTCTAAAATTAGAAGAACAATTAAATGGGCTACAGAGGGGATTGATGGGGTAGACCCTCAGGTGTTAGAAGAAAAATTTTCTTTATTAATAAAAGATGGTATTAAAACAATAGAAATTCAGCAAATGTTAATTGATACAGCAGAACAATTAATTGATTCTGATAATCCTAATTGGACTTATGTAAAAGGTCGTTTAATTAATATGGACTTAAATAAAAGGATTAGATACAATACGGCAAAAATTTTAGGGACTAAAGTAAATAGGAAATTTGGGTATGGCTCTATTGATACAAGAATAGAAGTTATTAAAAAGCTTATGGAATTAGGTGTTTGGAATAAAGAGTTGTTTAGCTGTTATTCAGATGATGACTTAAAAGAGTTTGTTTCAATGTATAATGAAAATTGGGAAAATGAATTAGAACCAGTTGTTTTGAGGTCTATGGAGTCTCAATATTTAGCTAATAAAGGTAATAAGGTAGTTGAGTTACCACAAGAGATGTATCTTGGTGTTGCAATGGCAATTGCTTCTGTGTTTAAATCTAAAGACTTTAGAAATCTAATGGTAAAAAAACTATTTAAACATTTTGTTAAAGAAAGAACAATTTCTCCAGCTACTCCAATACTATCTAATTTAAGAACAAATAACTTTAATGGGACATCTTGTGAAGTTCTTGCTATTGGTGATAGTTTGAAATCAATAAATTATTCGATTGTTAAATTAACTGAAGACTTATCTATGGGTAGAGGTTTCGGTGTTTATATGGGGAAAATTAGGGCAAGAGGCTCAGCAATTAAAGGAAAATGGGGAGTTGCTGGTGGGTCAATACCATACATTAGGATTGTAGATGCTTGTGTATCAGCAACAGACCAATTAGACATAAGACAAGGTAATGCTAATGTTACTATGGATTTATGGCATTTTGACATTGGTGATTTTATTCAGTTGAAAGACATTAATGGTGATGTTAAAAAGAAAGCTACTACGATTTTCAGAAGTGTTTCAGTTCCTGATTTATTCTTTAAGAGAATAAAACAAAAAGGAAAATGGTCTTTATTTGACCCTTATGAAATTAAACAGATTTTGGGTAAAGATTTATCTGATTTTTATGGCGAAGAGTTTGAAGAAAAGTATAAAATGCTGGAACAAATGGGGATTGAGGGTAAATTAAGACTATTTAAACAAGTGGACGCTCTGTCATTTTATATGGAAATTATAGACAGAGTCCCAGAAATAGGTGACCCGTTTTTCTTTTATAGAGATGCAGTTAATAGAGCAAATGCAAATAAACATAAAGGTGTAATTTATTCTGGTAATTTATGTATGGAATTTTTAGGGATACATACTCCATTTAATGATGACATTAATCCACAAGAACATTTATTTGAAAATGACATCGAAACTATTAAATGGAATTTAAAAGATTCATTTGCGGCTACTTGTCATTTATCATCTTTAAACTTTAATAAAATCTGTGATTTATCAGATGAAGAGTTAGGGGATGTAGCTGATACCATAGTATTACAATTAAACGCAGTAATGAGTTTAACTCATTCATCAAATCCTCAATCAACTAAATTCGATAAAAAGTTTAGAAAAATCGGTATAGGTTATATTGGTTACGCTCATGCATTAGCTAGACATAACTTAGTTTATGGGACACCAGAAGCTTTAAAATGGACTGAAGAAGTTCTTGAGAGAGTAGCTTATTATGTAATTAAAGCATCAGTTAAAGCTACTGGATTTTTTGGAGTAGCTCCAGCATTTTATGGCTCAGATTGGGAAAGAGGTGTATTCTTTGGTAGACCTGTAGAAGAAATCGCTAAAAATGGTAAATTAGGTAATAAATGGATTGAACTTCATAATCTTATTAAAGAAAAAGGAATGGCAAACACTGGACTTTTTGCTATAGCTCCTAATACTGGAACTTCAGCAGTTATGGGAGAAACAGCATCAATTATGCCTATTAAATCTCCAATTTATGAAAAAACAGGTATTTTTGGAACAGAGACAGTAGTAGTTCCTGAATATGATAAATATAGATGGGTCTATAATGCAAGTTCTCTTTATAACATTGACATCTTTACTCAATACTTAGATACTTATGCTTTATTCCAAAAATGGGTAGATATGGGTATTTCTATGGAAGTTCCTTATTTTAGTAATAAACACGATTCAAATTATTTAGCTAAATTTTATATCAAAGCTTGGCAAAAAGGTATTAAAACAACCTATTACGCAAGACCTACTAGTTATATTTGTGTAGGTTGTGCTAATTAAGGAGGAATAAAATGGCTGAAAAAACAGAAAAAACTCATATGACAGCTTCTCTTTTCTCTTTTGTTAAAAGTAATAATAAACTTATAGAGGAAGAGATTTTAAGCGGTGATGAAGATGATATTGAATATGACAATGACCCTTTATTGGTAGAAGCTTCAGCATTAATAGCAAGGTTATCTGAGGGGTCATTAAATTTAGACATACTAAGCTCATATCATCAGGCTTTGTTAGCATATTATTTTTACAAAAAGAATCATATTGTTAGGAGAGCTATTAATCTTAAAATTAAGATACCATTATCGGCGGTTTCAATTATTAAACCTAAAAACCCTGATAATGATATTATACAAGATGTAGTCTATGATTTCTTTTCTCAAAATTTTGAAAAAATTAATTTTATAGATAAATTACATAAAATCTTTTTTAATTATTATGTTTATGGAAGAGCATTCGTTATTGTAGATACAGAGCAAATAGACAATAAAGCATACAGTAACTTTGATTATTTAGATGATACTAAAATAGTTACCTATATAAAAGATGATTTGGTAAAAATTAATCAGATTGTAGAAAAGTATAATATAAATCCAGAGGAAGTAGTTTATAAAGATATTAAATGGGTTATTCAAAAAATAATGCCTATGTTTGATGCTAATTTTTCAGGTATAGAAAGAATACAAGTCCTTTCAGTGTTTGAGATAAATTCTATTTCAGAAAATACAGAAATCGACTTTATGGAAATTGAAATCCCAGTTTCTCCATATATCAAAAAATACATAGAGTCAAATAAACCTAAATTAATGTCAGAATTTGGTTATTCTGAAGAAGCACAACATAACATTAAAAAACAGATTGTATCTAAGCTAGTAAGAATGGGATATACTTCTACATTCGCTTCTTTAAATGTAGATGCTATTTTTGAGGGTAGGGAAACAATAACTATTACTAATGATACATCAGAGCCAATCTACTTTGTAGAGATAGCAACTGATGATAAATCTACCACTTTAATTTCTATTTTAGAGGAGTTAATAGATTTACATACAGCAAAATTAAAAAGAAGAAAGAAAATTAATGCAATTGATAAAAATGTAAAGATAGTTACTTCTACTGAAAGCACTCCAGACGAAATAAATCTTTTGGTAGATGACATTACAGAAATGGCTCAACAAAATGATATATCTATTATAGGAACTAATTATGATGTATCCGTAACAGATATAGACTTTGCAATTAAGGATAGTTTATCTGATGATGATAAAGGTGAATTAATAGAAGCAGTTGCTAGTGGGTTAGGTGTCCCTACAGCACTTATTAGTGGAGACGATTCATATGGAAATAGTTTTATTAGTCTTCAAATGTTACAAACTGAGTTTAACACTATTACCTCTCATATAATGAGTATAATCAGAGATAGAATTGTTATCCCTATTGCTATTAAAAAAGGATTTTATTATTTTAACACTTTAGGAAAGCCTCAACCTATTTATCCAAGAATAGGTTATTATAAAGGTAGTGTAATCATAGAAGATTATATTGATAAAATTAGTGACCTTATTAGTGATGGTAAATTACCAGTTAGCATTTTAATTGAAGATTATCTTGGAATGGATTATGAAGAGACATTAAGAAAAATAAAAGAGGAAGCAAAAATTAAAAAAGAAATTCTTGGAGACTTAGAAGATGAAATGTAATTATTATAAAAAGTAAAGATAATATAAAGGGAGTCAGATGAGATTGTCAGATATTAGACAACTTACAGATAATCTAACTAATTTAAATAAATGGAAACAATTTCTCAATAATTCCTCTCTTGAGGAATTAAAGTCTATAAATTCCGCTGTTATTTCAAGATTACCAAAAGAGTTCCAATATTATTTAATTTTAGAGAAATTAATCAAAATTTATAATAACAGATACGATTACTCTCAATTTACATTAGATTGGTTTATAGATAATTTTGGTGGGAGTGCAACTAAAATACCTATTATCTGTCCCATTCACGGCTTATTTTATCAAAGAATAAACGACCATCTTAATAATCACGGCTGTCCTAAATGTGCTAAAAATAGAAAACTTTCTTATCAAGACTTTATAAGAAAAGCCACTAAAGTCCATAATAATTTATATAATTACTCTTTTGATAATGATTGGTGGTGTAATAACTATAGAGGGATGAAAAGTGAAGTCCCTATCATTTGTCCTCAACACGGGTTATTTTATCAAAAAGCAGAAAATCATTTAAAAGGTTTAGGCTGTCCCGAATGTGCTAATAATAAAAAGTTATCTTATCAAGACTTTATTAGTAAAGCTACCAAAATCCATAAAAACAGGTATCAATACCCTTTTAATGAAGAGTGGTGGCAAGAGAATTATAAAAATAAAGATACCAAAGTACCAATTATTTGTCCTCAACACGGAGAATTTATGCAGGGTGTGGGTAGTCATCTAAGTGGTAAAGGCTGTCTTAAATGTGGTTATGAAACAATGGGAGATAAAAATAGACTTTCTTATCAAGAGTTTATAGAAAAAGCTACACAAATTCACGGAAATAAATATATTTACCCATCATTAGATTGGTGGAAACAACATTATAGAAATAGTAAAGAAAAAGTTTCAATTATTTGTCCTCAACACGGCTTATTCCATCAACAGGTTAATTCTCATTTGCAGGGTGAGGGTTGTCCTAAATGTGGGAATACTTTTTCAAATGGGGAGGAAGAGATAAGAAGATATATAGAATCTTTTGGATTTAATACTACTAAATACAAAGACAGTAAATATGAAATAGACATCTTTATTCCAGAACTTAATATAGGCTTTGAGTTTAACGGGATTAGGTGGCATTCAGACCAATTTAAACATCCAAAGTATCATCAAGAAAAGTCATTGTATTTTGCAGAAAAAGGAATTAAGTTAGTACATATCTGGGAGGATTGGTGGTTGAATAAGAGAGACTTAGTATTTGCTTTTATAAGGAATCAATTAGGTAAATCAAAATACAGGGTTTATGCTAGAAAATGTGAAATTAGACAACTTAAATATAAAGATGTTAAAGACTTTTTAGATAGAAATCATTTTCAGGGGACTAAATCGTCCAATTTATATTATGGCTTATTTTATCAAGACAAATTGATTCAAGTTCTGACTTTTATCAAGAAAAAGGATTATTGGGAAATAGATAGATTTGCTACGGAGAGAAATTATTCAGTAGTCGGTGGGTTCTCTAAATTATTTAAACACTTTTTAAGAGAAAATAATCCTGATAAAATCATAACCTTTTCGGCAATAGATTTAAACAATCTTGAGACTGATTCGGTTTATTATAAAGCGGGATTTAAATTGATTAGTATAACTGACCCATCTTATTTTTATATCAGTCCAGATAAGACTAAGAGATACAGTAGAAATCATTTTCAAAAACATAAATTATTAAATTATGATTATTTAAAGCCTATTATTTCTAAAGTTTTTGAAGCTAAAGGTGATTACACAGAACGGGAAATTATGGATTTAGCTGGGTGGTATCGGGTTTATAATTCTGGTAATTTTAAATGGGAATGGGAGGGTTGAGTCAATTTCACATATCTTGACAAAATACCCTTTGGTGTGCTTTAATTTTATTAGAGAGAGTCTTTAATTCTAAATATATTAAAAAATGAAAATTTCATAACTATAAAAAAGTGAAATTAAAGAGAACAAATGAAAGGAGACTGGGAATGACAGCTTATGAATTTAATAAAAACATTAATAAAATCAGTGAATCAATTTACGAAGTGCTTAAAAAAAGAGGTTTAATTGATGAATTAACAAAAAATAACCAAAACGACCCACATTTCTTTACTAAAAACTTATCTAAATTAGTTCAAAAAGAATTAGCTTGGGTAATAGGTAATGGTGATTATGATAAAGCTTGGGATATCTTGGTAGAAGCTTTTACAAACATTATGTTACAAAGAGACCCATTTAAAAATTTTAGAACAAGAGAAGAAAGAAAAACAAAAGGTGGTGCAGGTTTAGAACAATTATTACATTTAATGTTTCAAAGAGAGTTATCAGCATTATCTCAAAAATATATTAAAAAATTTGATGTTGAAGTAGATTCTACTCACTTTAATGAAAATTCAGAGGGTGAGGGTGGTTTAGACGATTTACTTGATTATGTTGTTAGTCAAATGTATGATGAATACAAACCAGACGAAGTAGCAGAGTGGGAACAATTACAAGATAAAATTCTTAATAAATTAAAAGTTAAACAAAACTATGATACATTAAAAACTATTATGGATATGCTATTATTAGGGTATTCTAAATCAGAAATTGCTAAAGCGTTAGGTGTGTCAGCAGTGAGAATAACTCATTTATTAAAACCTATTAAAGAAGCTATTAAAGAGGTGGCACAAGAAAGTGACAATTACATTCTTAAAAAAGCTTTAAAACTTATCTAATATTAAAAGATGAAAGTTTCATTATTATAAATAAATGAAATCAGAAAAAGGAGTCAGAAAATGGCAAAAACAATTAATCAAGTAAAAGTTAAAGAATTGGAAGCTTTAAAAGAGCAATGGGCTGAAGCTAAAAAAGAATTAGAAGCTTTAACAACAAAATTAGTTGAAAAAGAAAAAGAATTAAAAGATAAAAGAGCTGAATTGGTAGCAGATGGTTACAACCCAGTTGATGCAAATAGAAGAACAACAGACCTATTTTCAGAAGTTAAAGAACTTAGAGAACAAGTTAAGTTATTAAAATCTAAAGTTAATTCTTATAAAGATAAATATAAAACTCTTGAAAAATGGTCTGATTCAGTTAGATTTTATCTAACTTTTAAAAACCTTTATGATAATAAAATATCATATTGGAAACTTAAAAAATTATTAGGTCTTGATGGGACTACTATTTATAGAGACATTTTGTATGCTTACATAGATGCTATAGTTGCTAAAAATGGCGGTGATTTTAAAAAAGCAGTTCAAGAAGACATTTATTTAAATTGGAATATTGAAACATTTAAAAGTTGCCATAATAAAGTGCAACAAGCAATTGAAAAAATTAAAGATGAATATTATGCGAAACTTAAAGACACTTCATCTGATGATGATAGAACAAAGTTATCTAAAGAATACGAAGAAAAAATGAAAGAGGTATTAAAAGCAGAAGTTGCCGACTGTATAAAATAATGAAGCCACTGGGAGGGCAAAAACACTGAAGCAATTCGACCCATTGGAGTTAAGTCGTTAAACTGGTCTCCGCTCATTGGGCGAAAGACCCAAAAGCCAAAGACAAATTAAACGAAAAGGAGAAGAAACAATGGCAGATTACAAAAAATTTTTAGGAAAACAAACAGCGACTTTAGATGAGGTAGAGCCAGAGAGAAGAACAGTTGAAAAATTCAAAGCAGAGCCAAACCATAAATACAGAATCGGTTTTCCACTATTAAATGAAAATGGTAAAGTGAGAATTGACAGAGTGTTTTATTTCAACAGATTTGATGATAACTTTAAAGGCAAATTCATTGTTCCTGAAGACTGTGATGAAGAGACATTTGGCAAATTTATTGAGGTGTTAGGAGAGCCGATTTACAGATATGTAACTACAATTGTGGTTTATGGCACAGAAAAAGATGGTAGATTAATTAAACCAATTAATTTTAAAGTATTACCATTTGTATTTGCAGATGGCATCTTAGCAGATTTAAAAGCAATTAATGAAGAGTTTCCTTTAGCAGAACACGATTTATTGGTTTCATTAAAAGAGGGAACAGACCCAAAATATCAAAATCTAACAATCTTACCTACAAATAAAGAAGCAGTATGGAGACACGAAAAATTAAAAGATGCAATTCAAGCTCAAGTGCAAGAAGTAGCGAAAGATATGCATAAAGCAGTTGCAACTGAGACAAGCTGTGCTAATTTAAGAAGCATTTTAGTTAATGCAGGGTTATTGGCATCTCCATCAACTCCAAAACCAGAGGAAGCTAGTGGAAGCACTGTAACAGATGTAGATATCGATGATTTAGACGATATCTAAGAGGGCTTCCTTTCCTCTTAGTTCTTACTCCAGTCTCTTTTCTTTGTTCTCTTATTGATTTAGGAGGCTGGAATAAGAACTATTTAAAGAGAAGCCAGAAAAGGCATTTTTACAACATTATTAGCTATATTAGTAGCTTAAGCATCTTTCTGATGCAAGAGAAATACCAGAAAGAGCCAAGAAGATGTATCTTTTAAATCTAATCTCAGATTAGAGAAAGGAGTCAATAAAAATGAATCAGAAAAGATGTAATGATTGTATTTATTGGGATAGATTACATCAAAGGTGTAGCCATTTCGGTTTCAAAAGACCATTTGATAATTGTGATTCTAATTATAAAAACATTGTTTTATACGCAAAAGACTTAATTAAACAATCTAAAGACTTATCTTCAAAAAGAAAAATTCAAGTGTTTAATCAATTTTGTGATTTAATTGTTTCAGATGACAGCCATATCTTATATAATTTATGGGTTAGAGACGATATACTTCCAGAAATTGATAGAGATAAATTAGAAAATTTAGTTGAGTTAGCTACCATAATAGAAATCTTAAATGATTCGGAGGATAAATGATGCCTAAAGAATTAGAAACTTTATTTAGGATACTTGATGAAAACTTCATAATGTATAAGAGGCTTAACAGTGGGACACATATAAAAATATGGAGTGATGAAAAACAAAAATGGATAAACTTTTATCCATCATCAGGTAAAGTTCATTGGGACGGAGAGAAATCTACAGGAAGAGGTATAAACCATTTACTTTCTCAATTAGGAATCGATTTTAATACTAAAGAGTCTATGGAATGTATTTTAATAGAGGGAACAATAGAAAAATTATCAGATAATCAATTTAAAATCTCTTCTGGAACTAAAATACACATTCCTATTGGTAAACCATTTAGTATCACACCTAATCAAAAAATAAAGATATTCGGTGATTTTATTGAAGTTATTTTTAGTTCTGATGCTTTATTAATGTCTTGTAATAAAATCTATTTTACAGAAAATAAACCTTTAAATAAAGAGGAGGTAGAGATATGAAAATTAAATTTAAAAAATTATCAGATAAAGCGTTTAGTCCAGTTAAGTCAAGAGTTACAGATGCAGGGATTGATTTTAAATTATCACGACCATTAGAATGGATTAAAAATGATAACAATTTATGGTTTGCAATTGCTAGGACAGATGTAGCAGTAGAAGTTCCGATGGGTTATTATCTATCTACAGCTCCAAGAAGTAGTATGCTTTTTAATAAACACATAGCCGTGTTTCATAGTGTTATTGATTCTGGTTATCAAGGGGAGGTAACATTTTTATTATGGTATTTAGGCTCTGGAAAACCACCAAAAATTGAAGTAGGGGATAAAATAGCTCAGGGAGTGCTTATTCCAGTCCCTATGATTCATACAGAATTAGAGGAAGTAGACGAATTACCTGTTTGGTCTGATAGAGGACATAATGGATTTGGGAGTACTGGAAAATGAATAATGCAACGATAGGTTTAATATTTTTATCCGTCTTTTTCTTTGTGATGGCTTTCTTTACAAAATCGGATATACCTAGATTCAATAATTTTCCTCATTTTTTATTATTAGGGATTGGTGCAATCATAATAGCAATAATTAATTTATTTTTGTGAAAGGAAATTTAAATGGGTACAAAAAATAGCATATCTTTAGATATGATTAAAATTATAGAAGAACTTAAAAAGGTTACAGAAAGAGTAGAAAACATAAACAGAATAGAGTCTGAAATTTCAGATATGGTCGATTCTTTAAATATTGATAGTAGTGCAGTTGAATTTAAATACATTGGGGCAGGTGAAATAATTATAAAGCCTAAACCTATACCCCCTATCCCAATTGAGGTTGATATAAAGTTAAAATAAACTTTAACTCTTATTATAAATAAGTCCAAAAATCATTAAAAGGAGGTTTAAATGAAAAAAGACAAAATGATTCCTTTTGAAAGAGGAATAGATACTATAGAAGTAGGTTTAATTTGTAATATTGGTATCTTTGATTTAACAGATATAGGTGTAGAATCAGATAGAAAAATAATTACACCTGTTATTGTTGTTGGTAAAGAAGATGACGGAGATATTCCAGTTTATGATGTTGCATTCTTTAATAAAACAAGACACGGAGAAATGTTAGGCTATAATACAATTAAAGGCATTCCTTTATGGAGATACTTCGCAAGGACTTCTGATGATAAAAATGTGCCATTAGAGGGGCTACCTCCAATGTGGATAATTAATTCTATAGAAGAGTATATTAAAGAGGCACAAGCATTTGTTTTAGGATATAAAGAGGGGTCACTAAATTTAGTAGAAGAGTTTATTAAGGAATACCCATTTTATGTAGATGACTATTCAATGGATAAAATTGAGAAATGGGCGGAAGAAAAGGTAGAAGAATACTCTAATTTAGAATTTTGTGGAGTTCCAGTAGAAAAATTACACTATATTATTAAAGATAATGATAAGACTTATAGATACTACAGATGGAAAGATTGGAAAAATCTTAAGGTGTAATTAATGGCAATTAACCTTTTTGCTAAAATAGTTAGTGATGAATTGGGAGAGGAGATTCCAGAGTGGAGAGATTATACTATTTCCTCTCCATTCAGAAGCGACTCAAATCCATCATTTAGAATTTACAAACCAAAAGATGAAAATGACTTTGGGTCGGCTTATGATTTCGGAACTGGTAAAGCTTATCTCCCTACTACTTTTTTAATGGAACTTAAAGGGTTTTCTTATCAAGAGGCAGTAGAATACATCTATACAAATTATGGCATTCAATTTTCTAATAATACTCAAGCTAAAGACACTAAAATTACAGAATTAATTAAATTATTTAGAAGTTTCAATTTAAAAATCCCACCTTTGGTAATAGAAAAGTTGATTATAAATACCGCTTATAATAAATCTACAAGAGAAATTAATACTATTGTAGAGTCTTACTTACCATCTCCAATCTATCTTTAAAATTATTAAATCCTTTTTTTCTTCTACCTATAAAGTGGTACAAAAAAGAAAAGGAGGACACAAATGGATATTGTTAAAGATAAAGTAATTGAATTACTTACTAATAAAGTGAAAGTGAAAGATGTTAAGTCTCAAATCGATTTTTTGACTGAGAATGAGGAGTGCAATGATTTAATTGATAAAACTAAAGCTATTTTAAGGGCTACTCCAGATGAGGATACAATGGCTGATTTACCTCAAAATTTATTATTAGCTATTGCTATTATTTTAGTTTGTAAAGATAATGTTGTATTTATTGAGCCTGAAAAAACTTTAGAAGATTTAATTTCTAAATGGGATTCAGCACAAGTTAGCAGTATTACTTCTTCAATTTTTGTTTTATTAAAATCACTCCAAAAAGATAAAAAGGAGTGATTAAATGAAAAATATTGTTTCTCAGATAGACGAAAGAGCAGTTAATTCAATTTATAATCTACTTAAAATTAAATTAGGTAGATTATCTTTAAAAGATAAAATTAAAATGTTTATTGGTAAATCAATACCTTTGTTTAGATTAAATGATGGTAGAATCATAATATTTAGTGTTAATAAAGATGGTGAAGTTATTTTAAAAACAGATGACAAAGAGGTGTCGATTCCAGAAAACTTTACAATCGATGATGTTAGATTTGCATTAGTTGATTTGCTCGGTAATTAAATAAATTAGAAGAAAGGAGTCAGTTTGAAGTATAAAGATTTTTTTGTTTATGATAAAGTTCCTGTTGAAATCCCAAATTATCAGGAATTAATTGATAGTAAATTAGAAAAAGACTTTTCTCCATTAGAGCCGTCAGAGGTATTTTTACCTCATAATTTTGCTAAAATGCACGACTGGGTAAAGGAATGTTCTTTTAAAATTATTACAACTGAGATTGATAAGGATAAATTATTTACTCCAATTGCTGATTATGTAGAAGTTGTAGATAAAGATTTAGATAAATTCAAAAGTTATATTAAAGAGAAAGCAGTTACTTATGACGGCTTCAATAAACCTGTTATTGCATTGGATTTAGAAACTTCGGGGTTATCTACTAAAGGTAAATTGATTAAAGGTAGGTTTGTTCCAGATACAGAAATCGTTTCAGTTCCGTTAGCTATTTCTGATAAAGAGGGGTTTATTTTACCAGTTAAACATACAGAAACAGATGGCATAAAAAATTTAGATTGGGAGACACAAGTCAAACCATTTTTACAATGGTTGATAGACAATTTCCATATTGTTTTACATAACGCACAATTTGACTTAGCTCATTTATCTAACTGGGGAATTAAAATAGGTAATATCCCAATAACAGATACAATGTTGGTTTCAAAATTGATGAATAATCAAGAGTTTATGCCTATGAATATAGGTCATGGGCTTAAAGCATTATCAGAGTATGTACTTAATAGAAAGATGCTTGAAATTAATGAAATTTTAAATTTACCCACTAAAAATCACATTTCTTTTAACAGGTTGCCAGTTTCAAATGCTTTAACATATGCTGGGTCAGATGCTACTAATACCTATGGTTTGTTTAAAGCATTTGTGATAGACGACATTTATGGTAGAAACCCATATAAAGAGCAACCTACTACAACTAAAATAGTTCATCAAGCTTTGTATTATGTAATTTCATCTTTACAATACGGGCTTTTAATCGATAAAGACAGATTGGTTAGGACAATCAAAACAATTAACATTAGAATGATACTTTTAGAGCAAAAATTTATTAATACACTTAAAAAGTATGGTTATGAAGAGGAGATATCAGTAGTCAGTCCTATGGTGTCTGTGATAATAGTTAATTATATACTAAAACCTTTATGGAAAGGAGATGAAAATAACTTCTATAAGTATATAGAGGACTATTTTGGATTGGTTAGAAAAGTAGATAAATTAAAAAGTGGTGCAATTAAAGAGCAGTTCAATATGGATGACTCCATTTTATCTAAATTTAAATCAGCTGTTATGGAAGCAGAGTTCTTACCAGAGGATACTAAACAAGATATTCAAACTTTATTAAGTATTATTTCTTTATATAGGTCTTTAGTTAAAGATATAGCAATTTATTATGGTATTTTATATAACCTTTACATTGATGACAGAAACCATTTTTTTGTTAATATTAATTTGAGATACATCGGTACTGATACCCTAAGATTTGCAAATGAAAAAGGGTCAGGACACCCAAGATATGCAACTTTTAATAAACTTAAAACTAAAACAAATTGTAAATTAAAATTAGGTAATGGTATTACCCACTCTTTAAATACTCAGGGTATGCCGTCAGAATCACCAAAATTGGTTAAATTAAAAAAAGTCGTTACTAAACTCCCACAAATGGAAGAGTTAGAGAGAGAAGCAGAACAAAGAATAATTAACACTTTAATTTCTTGGGAATATAAAAGCAAGAATTAATCTTATATTAGGAGGTTTGAAAATGGATAAAGCAATTTTATTGCCAGATGGCACATTGGTTGGAGATTATAATAATATTTTAATGATTTCTCCAGTGGAAGAAAGGGTAGAAGTTACAGGGGGATTTTTTAAGAAACAAAAAGAAGTCAGTTATGTTTATTCAGTTACAGTGAAATTATCAGATACAAGAGTAGAAGAAATTGAATTTGTTTATGGTAATCCTGATGAGGCAGAGCAAAGCAGATGGCAAATTATTAATGATATTAAAATTAAAAGTGAGGAGAACAAAACAACTCAATTAGAGTTATTATTTTCTTCACCTAGTTACAAAAGATACACACCTGTTGTGGATACTTATTTAAAATAATAAATCAGAAAGGAGTCGGAGATGCTTAGTTTAGTTATTAAAGAGATTTTAGATAAACTACCAAGTCAATACAAAGATAAATATCTAAAAGACATTGAAGAAGCTAATTTAAAACCAGTGGAAGTAATTGTTGCATCTGATTATAAAAATCCACTTAGAGACGACTACTCATCAAAAGGAGGCAGACTTGAAATCAGATACACAATTGCTTCTGATAAAATGCCAGTTATTCAAACATTGCAAACTATAAACAGAATAAACCATTATCAATCATTTGTAATTGACGGGGTAATTAACTATAGTGATTATTTGTATCATAAAGGTGAAATGATTTCTAATTTAGCTAAACTTATTACAGCTTATTATAAAAAAGAAAAAGGTAAATCAGATGAAAGTGAATAAAAGATATTTTATAATTTCTTTTGTTTATACAAGAGAGTTTGTTAGTCCTTTAGGAATGAGTTCATTTGATAAACAATACGGAGAAATCTCCATAATTACTGGTAACGGACTATTTGTAAATAGAAAAACTCTGGTTGAAGATATAGCAAAATCATTGAAAGTAGATTTTGATAATATTGTTATAATAAATATTATGGAAGTTTCTAAAGAGGACTTTGAAATATACTATGCAAACAATGTTGAAAACATAGCAGGAAAGGAGTCAGAAGATGCAAAAAGTTAAAACAATTTTTTCTTTTAGAAGAGATAAGAGAAAAGAAATAGAGCCAATGGTAGAGGAATTTAAAGAAGTAGAAAAAGAACTTAGCGAATACCAAACTAAACTTAGAAAACAAGTCCTTGAATTTGTAGATTCACCTTACATTCCTTATAAAATAGCTTCTGAATTAGTAGAGAAAAATCTACCTCAATTAGATGCTTTAGCATTAATCCATAAAGCCATTTATAAATTGAATGACATTTTGACTAAAAATGCTGTTTATATTATGCCAGAGGTAAATAAACTTTACAATGATGCTAAAATAACATTATCTACTACTCAACAGGAATTATTGGTTGATGAAACTCTGTATCATTTAACCAATTCAAATGCAGAAAGAGAAAGAGAGGTTAATTACATTACTCTTCCTTTGTCTAATCAATTTAAGAGGATAGAAAGAGTTTATAACTCAATAAAAGAGCTTGTCAAGTTCCTTGATAAGCAAAACGATTATTTGATGAGATTAGAGTCATCAATCAGATTAAAACAAAAAATCTTAGACTCATCAGCTATAAATGAAATAATGGCTTCAGGTCAAAATATAATTCAAATGGAGTTATAAAATGGCAATTAATTCTAAAGCTAAGGGGGATAATTTTGAAAGAAAGATAGCAAATCTTCTTTCTGATAGGTTTGCTTCTTATCTTAAAGTTAAAAAAGGGTTTCTTAGAAATTTAGGAAGTGGGTCTAGATTTGGTGGTAAAAATGCCAGAGTTGCTATGATGGTAGCGGACGATGCAAAAGTTGTTGGAGACATAGTTACTCCAAAAAACTTTAAATTTAATATAGAGTGTAAATTTTACGGAAACCCACCATCTTTTAAATCATTTTTAGAGCAAAAAATTACTCAATGGGATAAATGGATAGAACAAGCTAAATTGGATAATAAAACTTCTGGCAAACCTTATTGGGTAGTTATAGTTAAATATAACTTAGTTAATCCATTTTGTATCCTACCTAATACTTTAAATAAAGACTTTTCTCCAATCCTTTATTATAAAGATAATATGATTATTACTTTAGACCAGTTCTTATCTAAACCAGATGATTTTTATTTTATTAAAGGGGAGTCAAATGAATAAAAGAGTCATTATTTTAATTATTTCCAGTTGGGTAATTGGTATTATTGTGATTGGTTTTTTGGTTTATAAACTAACTCACATTAAACCTGAGGTTAAAACAATAACTAAAATAGTTGAAAATAAAGTGATAAAAAAAGTTCCTGTTTATATTGATTCTAATAGTTCTCTTGTTGGAATTACAAAAGACGATTTAAAAGATTACTTATACTCTCATTATAATTTTTTATCAAATAAATCTAAAATGAGAATTTATGATGCTATCTTAAAATATTCTAAAAAGTATAACATCTCTCCTATTATTTTGTTTGCAGTGTTACATACTGAGAGTTCAATGAGATTTTGGATTAAACATTCAAGAGTTTATGTTTCAGTCCCTATTAATCAATCTAAAACAAGGTTTGTTAAGATACATACAAGAGCTATTGGTTTAGGTGGTGTTATTTGGGAAATGTGGAAATGGGACTTAATTAAAGCTAAAATCGCTACTACAAAGTCAGACTTGTATAACATTGATACAAATGTAGAGGCAACCGCTTTTATTCTTAAAACTTTAAGAGAAAAACCTATTTTAAAGGGAGTTAAAACACCAATGGAGTCAGCTATTATAAGATACTATGGGGTGATACCAAAAAACCCAACCTATTATTTAGATAAAGTTAATAACTTTATCGGAAATCTACTGTCAATTAAATTATATTTGAATGATGTTAAAGGAAAATAAAATGTTTGTAGATTACTTTTCTTTTCAGTTCTTACTTTATTTAGGTAGATGGATATTATCTGCTTTGGTTATGATGTTGCCATTATGGTTGCTTATTAAAATTAAATGTTGTTCTGGTAAATATCAAGAGTTTATTCATTTAGTAATAGTCCAAATTATAGGGGCTATCATTTTTTATCCCATTGATTATTTAATCTTTAAATAAAAGGAGAAGAAAAATGATTAGAATTAACTTACCTTATGAAAGTTGCAGACCAATTGACACAAACATCGATGTTAAACTTTTGGATTATAAACCTTTATGGCTTATAGCTAACGGGATTAGATATTCACATAATAATCACAGACTTAGTGATTCATATATGATAAATGTTTTACATAATCAGAAAAACCAATTGACTTGTGGAGAATGTGGAGGTACTAACATCTATAGGAATGAAAATGATGAGATAGAGTGTAATGATTGTTTTACCAGAGTCCCAATTTATCATCATTTAGGATATAAAGATAAAGAACTCATTAAGAGAGTTGGGTTTAAATATAAACACGAATCAGTGTTAGAACATAGCACTTTGTCATTCCATATTGGAATGAGTAGAGCCACCTTACAGGAATTTTCACGCCATAGGTTAATTAGTCCGACTGTTAAATCTACCAGATACACTTTGAAAGAGTTGAAAGATGAAAAGCCATTTTATTTAGAATCGGATTTCCGTTGTCAAGAAACAGAAATAGGTAAAAGGGCTTCTAAATATCTGATTTATACAGGTAATGATAGGACAGACCATAACTCTATTTTAGCATTGGAAAATGTAAGACAAAGCATAAGTGTGGGAGTTTCTAACGACATTGCTAAATTTTCAATCCCAGAGTCTTTTAGAACAGAACTTCAATTTACAGTCAATTTTAGAGAGTTTTTACACATTTTACATCTAAGATTATCTCCAGAGGCTCTTTGGGAGTTTAGAATAGTTTCTTATTTAATGATTAAATCATTACCAACTTTATTTAAAGAAATTATTTTCACTGATGATAAAATAGTTAATCATTATAAAAAAGTAGAGGAAGACTTGCTGGAAACAGACTTATCCATATTAAATAATATTGGTAGTGGAGTAGCTCCAGATTTTGAAGATAAAGGAGACATTAATGGATAAAATTATTCAGTACCCTTGTTGTAAAGAAAGAGCAGTTCAATTATTTGAATCAATTACCGACCCATTTGTATATTTGGAAAAGGCAGACCAATATAAATGGTGGTTTGTCTTTGGTAAAGAGGGTGGCAATGTAGAATACAGATATAAATTTTGTGGGGGAAAGTTAGATGAATGGATAAAATGGATAGAAGAGCAAAACTTTAAAATGGACGACAAATCAGATTCTAAAATTACTTTTGTTAAAGGTAATTACACTATTGAGATTGATAATAAAAAAGAGCTTTCTTCAATAGCAAAAAGGTTAATTAAACAATTTGAAAAACAATTTAATGTTAATTTAATGATTTTAAAAAGTAAGCATTTTCCATTAAAAGAGTCTAAAACAGAGGTGGTTCAATATTATCTTTCAGTCCCATCTCAAATTGATGATTATCAGCTTTTATTAGAAATGAAGGGTAGAGAGGTTAAGCCTATTATGATGTTTTTAGACCGATTAAAACCAATTAGATATAAATTTGATTTTACCCTCAATCAGTGGGAAGAATACAGAGGAAATTAATCATAAAATCTAAATAACCTTATAAAAACAAGGCATAAATAATGAAAGGAGAAAAACAAATGAAAAGAAGAAAAATTCATCACAATGTATTTGCTACACAAGAAGAAGTGATTGAAACATTAGACAAAACATTTTCTGAATTAAAGGACACTTTGGTTAGAAAAGGTAGAGATTATTCTGGTAAAGAAGACACTTTTAAAAACTTTAAACTATCTGCAGACTTATTAGACATTCCAGTTGAATCAGTTATTATTAGTAGAATGGGTGATAAACTATCCAGACTTGCATCTATAACAAAAAGCGAAGAGATAAATGTTAGCGATGAGACGATAGTAGATACGATAAATGATTTAGTAGGGTATTGTGTTCTACTTAAAACTTATATAAAAAAGAAAGAACAATTAAAAGTTGCTCCAGCTAAACCTAAATCAAAAGATGAGGATACTAACCTTTTTGGAAATAAAAAGTATGTCATTATAGATGATGACGGGGAAATAAATTAAAATAGGGGATTTAGTGAATTTGAAAGAAATTAAACAACTTACAGACAACTTCAAAAGTTTATACAAATGGAAAGGGTTTATTAAAAATTCCTCTCTTGAGGAATTAAAACTAATAAAACCAACAACCATCTCCAAGTTGCCAAAAGAGTTCCAATATTATTTGGTTAAAGAGAAGTTTAGAAAGATTCACGGAAATAGATATGATTATTCTAAATTTACCTTAAATTGGTTTATAGATAATTATCAAAATAACAAACAAAAAGTTCCAATCATTTGTCCTCAACACGGATTGTTTTATCAAAGGATAGATAGACATTTGAGAGGGCAAAATTGTTCTAAATGTATTGGAAATAAAAAATTATCCTATCAAGATTTTATTAGAAAAGCTATTCAGATTCATAATGGTAGATATCAGTATCCATTTAATGAGAATTGGTGGAATAAAAATTATAAAAACAGACATACCAAAGCCCCTATTATTTGCCCTATTCATAGTTTGTTTTATCAGAGAGTAGGCGACCATTTAAATAATCACGGCTGTCCTAAGTGTGGAAAAAAGAGTTCAACTGATAATCAAAAATTGTCTTATAAAGGGTTTATTGATAAAGCTACTAAAATCCATAATAGTTACTATCAGTACCCTTTTGATAATAACTGGTGGCGAGAAAATTATAAAGGAAAAGATAACACCAAAGTCCCAATTATTTGTCCTATTCACGGTCTATTTTATCAATCAGTTAATAATCATTTAAACAATCACGGCTGTCCTGTTTGTAAATCGTCTAAGGGAGAACTCAAAATAAAATCAATTTTAGACGATTTAGATGTTAATTATATCTATCAATATAGAGTTAAAATTAATGATTCAAATTATTATTTTGACTTTTATCTTCCAGACTATAACATTTTTATTGAGTATGACGGAGAACAGCACTTTAAACCAATTAAGGGTTGGGGTGGTAGGGTAGGGTTTGAAAAGGTAAAACAGAGGGATAAAATTAAAAATGATTTTGCAAAAAACAACCAAATTAAATTGGTTAGAATACCATATTATAAAACTGATGAAGAAGTGGAACACACTATTAAAAATTTAATTAAGATGAAAGGAGATAGAGCTATGAGGATTAAAAAAAGAAGACTATGGAATCCAGAGGGAGATTCATTTAAAAATGATATTATTGGTGCTAATACAACTGGATTGGCTACTCATAACTTTGGTAAATATGCAAATAAAAAATGGTATCAAGATTTAAGAACTAAAATGAGAAAGGACATTTGGTTTCCAGAGGATATAGAGTTCTATGAAGATGCTAGACAATATCCTAACTTATTACCAGAAGTTCAAAGAGGATATAATGGTATTCTGTCATTTTTAGTGTTTTTAGATTCAATTCAAACAATCAATCCATTTCAGTTTGCTTCATACATCACAGCTCCAGATGTAACATCTTTATTAGTTTTCCAAGCTTTTCAAGAAGACATACATTCTCAGGCTTATTCTACTTGTATTGAGACTGTAATACCTACTCCAGAGGAGAAGAAACAAATCTATGACTTTTGGAGAACTCACGAATTACTTAAAGAAAGAAATGGATATATAGCTCAAATTTATCAGGATTTCGCAGATAACCCTACTGATAGAACTTTTGCTAGAGCTATTATTGGTGATTATATTTTAGAGGGACTTTATTTTTATAATGGATTTAAGTTCTTTTACATTCTTGCTGAGAAAGGACTAATGAGGTCTACCGCAGATATGATTTACTTAATCAATAGAGACGAAGTTTCACATCTAATCCTATATAGAAACTTAATTAAAGAGATAAGAGCAATATACCCAGATTTCTTTGATGAGGAAATGGTTATTGAAGAAATGAGAAAAGGAGTAGAATTAGAAGAACAATTTAGTAAAGATATTCTTGCTCCAATTGTAGGTTTCTCTGATGCAATCATAGAAAAATATACAAGATTTTTAGCTAATAAAAGACTTAGAGAGATAGGTATTTCAAATAACCCTTATAGTTCTTACACAGAAAACCCTTACAAAAGATATGATGATAGATTTGAAGCAGAAGATTCATCATCAATGAAAGTTAGAGATACAAACCCATTTACTAATACAGTAACTGATTATTCTTTCGAAAGAAGCACTGGAAATAAAAAAGCAGTAGATGTAGATGACCTCTTTGATTAAAAGAGTTTAAATGAATTTGAAAGAAATTAAACAACTTACAGACAACTTATCTAATTTAGATAAGTGGAGAGGACTTCTCCAAAACCTCTCTTTTAATGATTTAAAATCAATAAAATCATCAACCATTTCTAAATTACCAAAAGAGTTTCAATACCATTTGATTTTAGAGAAATTTAGAAAAGTTCATAAAAATAGATACAACTATTCTCAATTTACATTGGATTGGTTTATTTCCAATTATAAAGATAAAAACACTAAAGTCCCAATTGTTTGTCCTACTCACGGCTTATTTTATCAAAGTGTTACTAACCATCAATTATATGGCTGTCCTAAATGTGGTAAAAACACTTTAAAAATGTCTTATAAAGAGTTTATAGATAGAACAAATAAGATTCACAATAATAAATACATCTATCCTTTTGATGAAAATTGGTGGCAAGAAAACTACAAAACTTTACAATCAACTTATATTCCAATTGTTTGTTCTATTCACGGAGAATTTAAACAAAAAATAGCTAAACATTTACAGGGTAGAGGTTGTCCCAAATGTGGGAGAAAGAAATCAGAAGATTTTAAACGATTATCTTATGAAGAGTTTATTAATAAAGCCACTAAAATCCATAATGATTTTTATATCTACCCAATTGATGCTAATTGGTGGCAAGAAAATTACAAAAATAACTCTACCCAAATACCTATTATCTGTCCCATTCACGGCTTATTTTATCAAAGTGTAGAAAGTCATTTACAGGGTAGAGGTTGTCTCAAATGTGGTAGAGAAAAGCTGGAAAACAATCATAGATTATCATATCAAGACTTTATTAAGAGTGCTATCCAAACTCACGGAGATAGATATACCTATCCATCATTGGATTGGTGGCAGAGTAATTATCAAAATAATAAACAAAAAATCCCAATTGTTTGTCCTCAACACGAATTGTTTTATCAAAGGATAGACAATCATTTAAACAATCACGGCTGTCCTAAATGTAATACTTCAAAAGGAGAGTTATTTATTCAATCAATTTTAGATGAATTAGGTGTTAATTATATTCATCAATACAGAGTTAAAATTAATGATTCAAATTATTATTTTGATTTCTATCTTCCAGATTATAACACCTTTATTGAGTATGACGGAAAACAACATTTTGAGCCAGTTGATAATTGGGGTGGAAAAATAGGATTTGAAAAAATTAAACAAAGAGATAAAATTAAAGATACTTTTGCAAAAGATAACAAAATTAAATTAATTAGAATACCATATTATAAGACTGATGAGGAAATAAAGAAAACAATTATTGATTTAGTGAAATCAGAAATAGGAGCAAATAATGGATAAAACTAAATTTCAGTTAAGGTTAGAGATTCAGAAAGTGTTAAATAAGTATGAATGTGCCATTTATACTAATTTTTTAATACATCAAATACACTCTGATTTATTATCTGTATGTTTAGATTTAGGGTATGATAAAAGTCATTTAGATTTTGAGGTCTCATTTAATGAAGATACAAGAGGGTTAAAAATAACCCCACTTAACATTTACACTTTGTATTCTTTCTTAAATCTAAATCCAGAAAAAATACCAGTTTGTGATAGAGATAAACAATATTTCTTTGATAGAGACATTAACTATGTATTTACTTTTCATTCGGAAAATAAAATGTGGGAGATAAATAAAATTACAAATGTAGGAGTAAAAGGAGCAAATAATGGATAAAGCTAAGTTAAGTAAGATTTTTGAGGAATTAAAAGATTATAAAGATGATACTCCAAAAACTTATATAGGAGACTTCCATAGTGCCAATGCTTTATCCATTTATGGAGAAGAGTTTGATAAATTGGTTAGGGAGTATGAAGCAACTGGTAATAAAGAGGCATATCATAAATTCAAAAATGAAATGAGGGCTATTGCTAAAACAGTCGGGTTAGCTTTATTATATGGTGGAACTGAATACACAGTCTCTCAAAAAGTAGGTATATCAAAAGAGGAAGCAAATGAAATTATTAATAGATTTTATTCTAATCTATCAAGACTTAAAGTATTACATAAATTTCAAAAAGAAAGAGTAAAAACTGAGGGGTACACAGATAACATTTTTGGCTCAAAAAGATATTTACCTATGGCTACAAGAAAAATTACTCCAGAGGAAAAAGCCGACCCAAAACTTAGAAAGAAATATTGGTCTCTTAAATCCCAAGCTGAGAGATTAGCGATGAACTTTCCAATTCAGAGTGCATCAGCTATCCAATTGATTCTCATCATTACGGCTATAAATAAGTGGATTGAAAAAAATAGACTAAATAGAATGTTTGGGGACTTAAAACATACCTATAAACCATACACAAGAATAATAGGTCTATCTAAAGATAAATTTGATAAGATAGACAAAGAGCAGTTAGAAAAAGAGTTAGATGCTTTACCAGATGGCTCACATAAATTTATTGTTTATGACGGAGAACAAGTAATTTTAGAATTAGATAGATTGGTATCATTCCCAGTCGATTTTATAGAAAAATGGAACTTAGAAAAGATTTTTTAAGATGACAATCAAAGAAATAGAAAAAAAATTATTAAGGAGACAATAAAATGCCATTGATTAAGTTAGATAAAACAATGAAAGAGGTTATGTTAAATTTACATCAGGACTTATTTATTAATAATTTTTCGGTGCACGATGAAATCGTGAATATAATGGATAGATTTTTACATCAACCTTTAGCTTTACAAATGGTTAGAATTATTGAATTACAAAAAGTGTTTAACCAAGTTGGCTATCCGTATATCACTTTTAAATTTGATGTGGAGTATGATAAATGGGGTAGTTACACCGCTACATCATCTTTAAATCCATACACTTATCATTTGGAGATTATGAAGTGGCAATTATTAGAAAATGGGTTTAAAGAAAATCAAGAAGAGCCACATAAAGATAATCCAGCTACTAATATAGCTAATAATGCTACAGAATGCAAGGAAGACAAAGAAAAAACACAAGAAGACATATCTTCTGATATAGATAAAGAAGAAACACATCAACAAACCAAGCCTATTACAAAAGAAATAATTATTAATTCTTATGATGAGTTTATAAAATTATTACCTAAATTACAATCCTTAGAGAAAGGAAAAGACACATTAATTTTGGTTTTACCAGATAAAAGTAGGTTTAAGAGAGAGTTAATAGACATAAACCCTCTCTGAGCCAGTCCCTCCTTATTTTTCCAATAATCTACAACTTTCTTTTTTAAGTTTTAAATCAATATGTTATGTAAATTCAAAATTTAGTAAAGGAGTAATCAAAATGCCAAAACCATTGATTGCCAAAAGGACAGTGGCTAAAGCTCAAAAAGCTTTAACAGCTATGGATAAAAAATTAGATAGAGTGTTAGCAGTGGCAAAAGTGGCAAAAGACCACAAAAAAATTTCAGCTGAATTAGATAAAATGGCTACAGACTTACAAAGACTTTATGCAAATGTGAAAGACAAAGTTGCTACAGTTGAAGCTTTATCAAGTTTAGATAAAGGAACAGCAGATTTACTTGAAGATACAGCAATCCTTGCTACAAAAGTTGATTTACTAAAATCAGCAATTGCTAAATGTAAAACTTCAGAAGAAGATGCAGAAGATGACGGGGAAGAGGTTACAGTTGATGATGTGCTTCAAGAATTAGGTGGTGATGAAGAAACTCAACCAGCAGATGATGAAAATGATGATGTAATGGTTGAAGATGCAGATGAAGACGACCAAGATAATGATGGTGTAGCAGATGTAGATGAGGGTCACGGAGAACTTCCAGAAGACTTTGAGGGAGACCACGAGGACGCAGAAGATTTATTTGGCAATGGTGATGATGTAATGGTTGAAGAAGAGGGTGACGAAGAAGACGACCAAGAAGATGAAGAAGCTCAACCAGCAGTTACAGCATCAAAAAAACCAAAAGCAACTAAAAGAAAACCAGCAGTTGCTAAAAAAGTAGTTAATAAAAAAATGCCTACAAGTGGTGTAACTGGATTATTCGATTTCATAGGAGGAGGTAAATAATGTTAAAGTTAGCATATATATTTGGGGCAATTGACGGAAGCAATGAACTTAACCCAGCTAAATTAACTGGTGATTTAAATACAGATTTACAATCTGATTATCTAAGAAGTTTGGTTTCAGGTAGAGTTGCAACTGTAAAAAATGGTTATGTTGAATTAGCTGAAGACGGAGATGTAGATGCAGGTTTCATCGTTCACGATGCAGTATCTCAATATGGAACTAACCAAGCATCAGTAGCTACTGGTAAATTAGCTATTGTAATGGGTGGTGGTGTTGCAGAAACAGACCAAGTAGTTGAAACTGATATTAAAGCTGGAGACCTACTTTACATTGGTAAAGATAATAATAAAGGTCTTTTAACTAAAAATAAACCATCTAATAATTCAGTTGCGGTTGCGGTAGCAAGAAGTGCTAATAGTGCTACTGACAAAACAGTAAAAATTAGATTCTTTATATAAGGAGTTGAGAGATGCCAAAAACATTAACAGCAGAACAAAGAAAAGCTAGAATCGCTTCTCTATTAAGAAGTGCAGAGGGTAGAAAACTTTTAGCGGCTGAAATGAATGCTCCGCTAAAACAATTTAGAGATTATGAAGCTGTAGGTAGAAGAACATTTGTAGTAGACCCACTTGGAAAGGGAGAACTACCATATTATGATAAAGATATTGATACAAATGCTCTTGTTATTGCAGAAGATGGTGAAAGCGTAAAACAAATTTTAACAGGTGTAGATAGAGTATTCGTACCAACTTTTGAAATCGCAACTTTAGTTGAAATCCCATACACTGAAGTTCAACAAAAAAGATACGACCTTGAAAGCAGGGTAAAACAAAGAACAAGACAAGATATTTTCTTAGCAGAAGATAAAAGAATTTTTGGTATGATGAAAAAAGCGGTTGAAGCAAATAATGCTACAAACCCTGTAATGCCAGTAAAAAGCAACACAATTTCTTTAGACCATATTAGTGACTTATTTAGCCTTGTAGAAAGACACGGAGGAAATAAAGTAGTTAATATGTTTATTAATGGAGCACAATTAACTACTCTAAGAAAAGTGCTAAAAGACTTATTTGAACCAGTTACTGTGAGTGAAATCGTGCAAGCGGGTGTAGTTGGAACAGTATTAGGTGCTAAAGTTAATGTAAGTAGAGCAGTTCCAACTAATTACATTTTCGTAACAGCAGAGCCTGAATATGTAGGAAGATTAGTAGAAGCTATTAGCTTAACAAGCATTAACGCAGATAACCCTGCAAATAGAACTATTGGTTTCAGTGTATTTGAAGCTATTGGAATCTTCTTACAAGACCACGCAGTAGCAGCTATTAAACTAAGCTAATCCTCTTTGAGGATTTTCTTCTTTTCACTATTAAATCCAATTTAATTTATTGTTATAAAAGAGTCAGAAAGAAAAATAGGAGAATAATATGAAGTTATCAGAAATAAAACAACTTACAGATAACCTTTCTGATATAAATAAGTGGATTGATTGGTTAGACAAACAACCAATAGAAAAACTTAAATCCATAAACCCTATTACTATTTCCAAGTTGCCAAAAGAGTTCCAATATTATTTGGTTAGAGAAAAATTAGAAAAAACTCATAATAATAGATACAATTATTCTCAATTTACATTTGATTGGTTTGTTATTAATTATAAAGATAAAAATACAAAGATACCTATTATCTGTCCTATTCACGGAGAATTTAAACAGAGTATTTTAGGTCATTTAAGTGGTAAAGGTTGTCCTGAGTGTGGTAGAATAAACTCAATTAAAAAGCATAGATTATCATACCAAGACTTTATTAATAAAGCAAAAAGAGTTCATAATAATAGGTATCAATACCCTTTTGATAATAACTGGTGGCAAGAAAATTACAAAAATCATAGTCAGAAAGTCCCCATTATCTGTCCTATTCACGGAGAATTTATGCAGAGTGTGAACGCTCATTTAAGAGGAGAGGGTTGTCCTGAGTGTGGTAGAGAAAAATCAAACGATTCCAAACGATTATCCTATCAAGAGTTTATTGAAAGAGCTATTAGAACTCATAATAACAAATACACTTATCCTGTTGGTAAAAATTGGTGGGATAGGAGTTATAATAAAAGAAAAGATACCGAAGTTACTATTATTTGTCCTATTCACGGAGAATTTAAACAAATTATTGATAATCATTTATCTGGATATGGGTGTCCCAAATGTGCTAGTAATTATTCTAAAGGGGAAGAAGAGCTTAGACAATTTATTGAATCATTAGGCTTTAACACTACTAAATACAAAGATAATAAGTATGAAATCGATGTGTTTATTCCAGAATTAAACATAGGGTTTGAATATAATGGTATTTTTTGGCATTCCGATATTAATAAACCTAAAAAGTATCATCAAGAAAAATCATTATACTTTGCTAATAAAGGTATAACTCTTATACACATTTGGGAAGACTGGTGGTTATATAAAAATAATATAGTTAAATCTTTTATTAGGCAAAAGTTAGGTAAAGTTAAAAATAGAGTCTATGCTAGAAAGTGTAAAGTTGAAGAGGTGGATTACAACACCGCTAAGAATTTTTTAGATGAAAACCACATTGATGGATTTGCTCCAGCTAAATTATTTCTTGCATTAAAGTATGATAACACTATAATCTCTTTAATATCAATTAAATACTGGAAACAAGAAGACAGATGGGAGATAGATAAGTTTGCAAATAAACAAGACTTTATAATCGTGGGAGGCTTTTCTAAATTATTTAAGCATTTTATATCTAAATATAATCCAAATTGGGTAACTACATTTTCCCACATTGATTTAAATAATATCAAAGATAATGTAGTTTATGGTAAGAACGGGTTTAAATTCGTCCATATTACTGTTCCTACTTATTTTTATTTTAATAAAGATTTAATTAGAAAACATAGAAGACTTTTTCAAAAGAAGAGATTATTAAAAATGGCGGATTGGGTTTCTGAAGATATGACAGAAAGAGAAATAACAGATAAAATGGGACTAATCAGAGTTTATAATTCTGGTAATTTTAAATGGGAGTGGAAAAAGTCTTATAATTAATCCTTTTATGCCTTTATTTTATAAAAGGCAAATAAAATTTGAAAGGGAGTAGGAAAATGACTTCAAATTTTTGTGACATCTGTAATGATACAGGCTTTGTTAATGGTAAAGTCTGTAAATGTGTAATAAACAAATTAATAGATGCTAATATGCCATTGAGATTGAAATCGGTTAAAGTGCCAGACCAATTTAAAAAGATGCAAATCGACCAGCAGGTTTATGACTCTAGTTTATATTTTGGTGGTAATTTGTTATTCTCAAGTGATGGGAAGAGTAATATATCTTATAAACAATTTCTTAAACTATATGTTACTCATTTCATCATAAAACATAAAACGGCTACTATTAACTACCTTTCAGGTAAAGAGATATTTGACATTTTTATTTCTGATGATGTTAATTTACAACAAGATGTTCTTAAGTATGACTTATTAATCATTTCATTCGGTAATGATTTTAAAAATCAATATCTTCAAGATATAATGCCTCATATTATAGGTAACAGAATATCTCAATCATTACAAACAATAGTTGTTTGGGAAAACCCACTAGTTAAAGACTCATCAAGTAAGAAAGAATATATTCAAGATAAATATGGTGTGCTAACTTATAATTATTTAATTACATCATTTGTTATCGCAGATAAAAAACTAACTTTTGATAATAAAAAGTTCTTTATAAAAGACAAAGAAAAATAACATTGATAATATAGTAGCTATGTTTATAGCTGATACATTTTCTTCTTAAAAGAAAAATACCAGAAAGAAATCAGAAAAAGGTGGTAGAAAGATGAACGAAGTAAAAATTTTAACTAAAATCATTAAAGACAGAGAACACACTACTATTGAAATTATTAATAAATTAAATAAGGTTGCAGACTTTGTATTCAGTGAAGATTTATATAAAAACTTTTTTAAAATAATAACAGACTATGTTATTAAATATGGTGCAGTCCCTACTTTAGATTATTTAGAATCATTGTTTATAATGGACTCTTCTTATAAAGAGGAATCAAAGGTATTATCTGAAATAGTTGAGACAGAAACTCCACAAGACCCATTACCAGCATTGGTAAAACAACAACTTAATTTTAACTTGAAGTATAAGATTTTAGACCTTTTAGATAAATTTAAAGAAGATATGTCTAAAATCTCTTTGGAAGAAATAGAGCAGAAAATAAAAGAGGTGATTAACGATTTAAATGATTACCTACAAGTTACTTCATCTGATACTAAGAAGATAGAAAACTTGAAAGATGAATCAGCAGTTTCAGAAGAAAAAGCATTTTTACAACAGCAAAATGATACTTATTTTATGTCTCAGTGGGGTATTCCTCTTTTAGATGAAATAACAGGTGGTATCAAAAAGGGAGATGAATTTATAGGGTTACTTGGTAGTGCTAAATCATTTAAATCTTATATGTTAAGATTTTTGGTTTATAATCAAATAATCCAGAATAAAAATGGGCTATTTATTTCATTAGAAATGAACGAAAAAACTATAAAAAGACATTTATATACCTTACACGCAAATAATTCAGACAGGTGGGGTTGGGATAAACCAAGCCTAACTTATCATAGAATAAACAGAAAACAACTTACTCCAGAGGAAGAGCAATTTTACCTTGATGTTATTTCAGATTTTGTTAATTCTCCTAAAATGGGAGAGCTGTCTATTGTATTTCCTACAAAGGTATACACATTTGATGATTTAAAGGCTGATATACTTGAATACAAAAATTATTTGGAATTAAAAGGCAAGACTTTAGATTATGTGGCAATAGACTACTTAACATTAATTGTTCCTACTTTGAGAAGAAAAGCGGATATTATTGAAGTTAATAATATGATAAAAGCTTTGAGATTATTTGCATTAGAAGAGGGGTTTGTAGTAATTACACCTATTCAAGCAAACAGAGCTGGGTTTAATAAAATTACGGCAATTAAAGAGGTAGAAAATTTATCCTTAAATTTAGCTGATATAGGTAGTTACTCTGAATTTGAAAAATCTTGTACTTCTATCTTGTATTTAGCTACTAATTCTCAAATGAGAAAAGCTAATTTAGTTAAAATAGGTAGTGTATTACATAGAGAGTCAGCAGGGTTGCCAGATGAGGGTATCCTAGCTAGAATTAATCCTAATACAGGTTGGTTTATTTTTGAAGATGAAGAAACATCAGAGGAAGAAATTACAGCCATCATAGAAGAAATTAATCTTTAAGTATTAAGAGTGCATTTTTTATACATTAAAAATAAATAGAAAAACTTTAGAGAAAGGAGATTAAATGATTCATTTAAATGCATCTGGGTTATCAAGACTTTTAGAATGGAATCAAAAGTATGATGCTGGTGTAATTTCAGCTTCGAGAAAGTATGATAATTGCGGGTACGAGACAGACGATTTAGGTAACGAAACTGATAAACCTTGTCCTACTGATGAATGGGGTAGACCAGTAAAGGGACAACCAAGAAAACTATCAAAAGATGAAATTAAAAAACTAAGTAAAGCTTTAGCTACTGAATTGAGAGCTAAGGGGTATTGTATAACTAAAGTTAAAGGTAAATACCCAGAGGGTGGTAGAGAAGTTACGGAAGACTTTATATTTGTAGTTGATTGTAAAAATACTGGAAATTTAAAGAGAGATTTAATCAGATTAGGTGTAAAATACAGACAAGACAGTGTGTTAATTCTACCTAAAGGTGCATTAGACCCTAATACTAAACAAAGGGGTTATTTGGTAGGAACAAATAAATGCTGTAATAATTGGATTGGATTTAAAAAAGTTTATACATTTGAGCCAAAACCAGCTTATGGTAAAGAGGGAACTATTTATACTTCTTATGTAAATGGTAGACCATTCTTTTTAGTAGATGAATATAATAAACCAAAGCAATTAAGTTCTGGTTTCAATAGTTCTACTCACGCTATGTTAGCTGGTAAAATTATTAAAGATTATGATAGACAAGTCCCAATGAAATTAGTTGATGCTATGGCTAAAGAGATAAACATTTGACATATTAAAGATTTTCCAATTGTTTCCTATAAAAGAATAAGAAAAATAAGTCAGAAAGGAGTCGGAAATGAAAAAATTAACAGCAACAAAAAATAAAGACCAATTAAAAGCTAAAATAGATAAATATCTTAAACTAGTAGAACAAAAAAGAGAATTAGATAAAGAAATCAAAGCTTTAAAAGATGAATTCTTAAAAGAATATTTTGAGAAAAACATTCAAGAAGATGAATTAAAATATCTACTTGAAGTAGATGAATACAAATTACAATTAGAATTAGTAGTTCAAAACAGATTTGATACAACTAATTTTAAAAAAGACCATCCAAAATACTATGAAAATTATTTAAAACCAGTAACAAATAAAGTCTTCAAAGCTTTTAAAGAGGCTTAATTTCCTCTTATACCCTCTTATAAGGAGTCTTTATGTCAATTAAATTTGATGAATTTCAACAAAAATACATTGATTTTGATTTGCCAGATAAATCCGTTCTTTTAGTAAAAGCAGTAGCGGGTGCTGGTAAATCTACTTCTTCAGTAGCTAAAATAGAAAAACTAATAGATAGCGGTGTCAAACCAGAACAAATTGTTTTAGCTACTTTTTCTAATAGAATGGGTTCTCAGGCTAAGAGAAAATTAAAAAAACAAGGGATTGAGGGAGTAATTGTAGGGACAATTCATTCCATTGTCTATAATAAATATAGACAACTTTTTCCAAAAGTTACTGTCTTGACAGAGTGGGAATCTACAAAATTAATTAGAGATTATTTACCACAAGCAGGAATCTATTATCAAACTAAAAAAGAGGGGACAGCATACGCTCAACAATTTTTTAATTATCTATCATTTTTTAGAGCAAATTTAATTGACCCTAATGAGAAATCATTATGGCAATTTTTTAACGATACTGTTCCATTTACGGAGAAAAATTTTAAAATGGTTTATAATTGGTATGAGTTATATAAGAAAAAGAATAATTTATTAGATTTTGATGATTTAGTTTCTGAAAAGGTGCTTTTACCAGAAATGATTGATAAACAAGTTAAATATGTTTTTCACGATGAAGCACAAGATGCATCAAAAGCAAATCATTTTATTTTAGAAAGTTTGTTTCCTAATGCTTCTATAATTCTAATTTATGATAATATGCAAAAGTTATACTCTTTTAGGTATGCCTATTCAGAGCCTATGGATAACCCAGAACAATACTTCGGGAAAGAAAAACAAATTTTTAAATTAAGCTTACCTTATAATTATAGGTCTGATGGGATTATAGTTAAAGTTTCTAATAAGTATAGAGAGTTGGTAGATGATTTAGTTGCTATTCCATACAGACCAGAAACTAAAGGGGCAGTTAAAATTACTACTTTAAAAATAGATACTCAAGTCGGTAATTTTATAGTTAAACAAATTAGAGAACTTAGACAGCAAGACCCAACTCTAAAATTTAAAGATTTTGTTATTTTAGTTAGGAAGTCTTCTTTTATTAAGACTATCCTTGAGCCGTCATTTGTTAGGGCTAATTTACCCTATAAAGTTAGGACACCATTATACAAAAGAAAATTTTTTGAAGTCCCTATTAACAACTTTTTTATTTCGGTTTACCAGTATCTTATTTCTGGTAATAAGTTATACATCTATTCAATTTCAGATTATTGGATTGGTATAGGGGAATCATTTAAAAATAGATTACTTGCAAACCCATCTATTAATGACCCAAAAAGAGACAAAATCGATGAATTTATTTCTATTCTAAATGCAAGAAGACATAACCTAAAATCGGTTAAGGATTTAATTATACTTAACTCATTTTTAAAGTCATTTGCGGAGCAACATTTTAAACAATCGTTATTTACAGAAAAACAATTAAACATAGCATTAAAAACATTTTCTAATTTTATTAAGCAATTAATAGAAGAGGAGGGTATTACTGACATAGAAGAATTAGTGTTTAACATAGTTCAGAGAATAGAAGATTATGATGAAGAGAACTCAGATAAAATCGAAATGACGACTATACATCAATATAAGGGACTTGAAAACAAAATTGTTTTTGTTACAGATATGTGTGATACATCATTTGAGTTTGATGATTCCACTTATTCTGTATTCTATACAGCTATTACTAGACCAATGGATAAGTTATTTATAATTAATTATGAAAATAAAAACACATTTAAATTAGGGACAGTTAGAGTTAAACCTTATCCAAAATTTAATGAATTTATAAATAATCTAAAAAAAGGTTAAAATGTTTAAAGATATGGATATAAATAGTTGGATTTTGTTTCTTAAAAATCAAAGAGACCTTAAATTGGGGTCTAATGTTATCAGGTATCTTTCAAAAGAGTTTAAATATTATTATTTTGTGGAAAAACACAACAGGCTATATGATACCATCTCTTACCAGTTTGATTTAGATTGGTGGCTTAATAATATTACTTCTTTTAAGGATAAAGTTCCATTAAAATGTGAGGTATGTGGGGCTATTTTTAATAGAAGAATCAATAAACATCTTGAGGGACATCAATGTCTCAATTGTCTTAATATAGAGAAAAAACTTACTTATCAAGAGTTTATTGTTAGAGCCAACAAAATCCATAATAATAGATACACTTATCCATTTAATGAAATTTGGTGGGGACAGCATTATAAAGGGGTACACACAAAGATATCAATCATTTGTCCTCAACACGGACTATTTTATCAAAGTGTGAAAAACCATTTACATAAAGAACAATTTGGTTGTATTTATTGTAAATTGTCTAAGGGGGAACTTAAGATAAAACACTTTTTAGATAGGCATAACATTAATTATACTCACCAATATAAAGTGCTTATCGATAATAAAAGTTATTATTTCGATTTTTATTTGCCAGATTATAATGTTTTGATTGAGTATGACGGAGAACAGCATTTTAAACCAAATAACAATTTTGGTGGAAAAGAGGAGCTTGAAAACATTCAGAAAAGAGATAAAATTAAAAATAATTATGCTAAAGCAAACAAGATTAATTTAATCAGAATACCTTATTATAAATTTGATGAAATAGAATCTATTTTGACTAACTTAATAAAAGGAGACAAATAAAATGGCACTAAATCCGTTATTTAAATTAGATGATTTACCTATTGTTTATATTAATGGTGATTGGTATTATGACCCAGATTTAGGAGAGTTGCCAGATTACATTAAAGTGACAGAGGAAGAATACGAAGTAGAAAAGAATGATAATCCAGCTTTTAGAAGAGTGGTTGGTAGCGGAGACAGACCAGAAGACTTTGTGGAGTATGATGATGGTAAATATCTAGCTGATAGAAGAGATAAAAGGGTTTATAAAAGAATAGTTCCTACGGAGGAACAGAAGAAAGAAAACTTTATTTTATTTAGATTGGAGGATAAGTATTATTATTGTATAAGACAAGGTTGTTTTGACTGTAAGTATAAAGATAAATGTAATGTTACTCCCGTTATAATAGATTTAAAGAAAGAGTTTGGTATAAATCAACCATTTCTTATAACAAATGGTGACATAGCCAATCAAGAGCCTTATATTGCAACTTTAACATCGAGAGAGCCAATGTATTTAGCTACTTTTAGAAATAGGTCTCTTAGAGAATTAGAATTAAATGGATATATAGACTTTATAATAGGCAAGTATTTTAATTTTGACCCAAATACCTATTCAGAGAAATCACATTGGTACTGGACTTGGTTACAACAATTTCATTGGAATTGGATGGAACTATACCAATTTAATGAGTTGATTAATAAGTATAAAGAAACTGGTGATAATAAATATTTAGAAGAGGCAGAAGATAAGTTTTTATCAAGATGGATTAAGGAAATTAATGATTTGTTTAATGAGAAATTAAAAAAGAATGCAAAAAATCAGAAAGGAGAAAGTTAAATGGCTAAAGTTTATTATGCAAAGAAATCGTTTTCTTATGGGATTTATAGTTACAGAGTAGGTGATGAAGTATCAGCTGACAGATTTGACAAAGACACTTTAGAAACATTTATTAAAATGGGGATTTTAACTGATAAACCAATTAAAGATGGAGTGTCTAATCAAAAAGGTTTAGATGAGTTCGGTGTTCCACTTGACAAAATTGAAGACGACAATGAAAAAATAACTACAAGAAGTGGGATTAAACCACCAGCAACTGATGGGGAGATTCTTGGAAAAATCGATGATGACACTAAAAAAGAAGAGCCACAAGAAAACCAAGAAGAAGCACAAAAAGATACTTCAGCTACTGATATAGCTGAAGATACAGAAGAAAACAAAGAAAATACAGAAGAAAGCCAAGAAGAAGCACAAGAAGAGGTTAATTTAGATAATATGACTAAAAAAGAAATAATTGAGTATGCTAAAGCACATAATATTGAACTACCAAAAAATGCAATGAAGTTATCAAAAGATAAATTAAAAGAATTAGTTAGAGGAGACTCTTAATGAAGTCTCTTTCTGCCATTACTTTAATGGAACTGGTTAAAAATACTCCTGATAAAACCAGACAGAGAGCTAAAAATTGTAAAGTTTATGACATTGATTATGAAATTAAATCTAAACATAGATTGATTGTGCTTGTCAGGTGTTATGAGGAGTATTCTAATAATTCAGGTCATTTAGTTTCTATTCAATTTGAAAATTATCAACCTAAATCAAGAGACACTTTAAAACCATTAGGTGATGATATTAAACTCCACTGTGAGTGTCCCGCTTTCTTATATTGGGGGTCAGCTTACATAGCTACAATAGGTGATTACAATTTGGATTTTGAGGAGTGGAGATATCCGAAAATTAGAGACCCAGAACTCAAGAATAAATTGTGTAAGCATTGTGTTAAAGTGGCTTCTTATTTAAGAGGTAAGACCTTTAAGCAATTGATGAAAAAAGGTAATCCAAAATTATACTCTTTATATAAACAGAGAAGAAAAAAGAGAACAGCATACTTGACTGATGAGATTGTTCCTATTGAAGATACTTTTGATGCAATTGAAAACTTTATAAGAAGAGAAAGACCAGACATAAACCCAGATGAGTTTTTAAGGTCTTTAGACAGATATAATTATGAAACAAAATTATTAGAAATAGGAATGGTGATATGACGAGAGAACAATTTAAAGATTTAGTATCTAATTTACTTAGAAGAGATGTTCAGGACAATTTTATTAATAATATTTCTGATACAGATGTAGAAAATGCAATGATTATGGCATTAGGTTGCATTAATCTTTCTAAACCAATCACTCATTTTACTATCGATGACATTTTATCAGATGAAAATAATGTGTGGTTAAATCCATTTATTTATGGGACAGCCTATCATATTATTATGCATCAGGTATCAGAATGGATGCATAATGGAATTAACATTTCAATTGATGAATTATCTGTAGAAGATAAAATGTCTGCATATAAAGAAATCGCAGACCATTATAAAGATGAATGTAAAGAGATGACTCAAACTCTTAAATCTCAAATCTATATTACTAAACCTAAGTCAGTATTTAGAAAGGTTGTTCCAAATAATCCTTATGCATCAACTGGCTCATCAAGGGCTAGAGCATTGGGCTGTATGCCATACACTTGGAGAGGTAGATGAGAGTAACAAGAGGAATAGCTAAAGGTATAAACTCAGCTATTAAATCTCTTACAAAAATTTTTGGTATAACCTCAAAGGTTTATAAACCGATTAAATTTAATGACCCAGCTCACGGCTATTTTGATTCTAATATTGAGTGGGAACAGACTCCAATTTATGAGGGTAAATTACTTGCACCATTTATTTTTAAAAAGAAAGAGGATAACTTAGACATAATTAGTTCTTTTTTAGATGACGACCAAGCAGTTTATACTACTACAGATTATCATTTTCCGAGACACTCTTTAATAGTTATGGATACAAAATGGGGTAAAACAAGTTATATAATTTCTGATATCAAACAAATTAGAGATGATGAAAGAATCATTTTAACTAAATATTTTGTAGTTCCAGATAAAGAATTTAGATTGCCAAGAGATAAAGATACCATTGAGTCTAAACTTGAAAAACCATTACCAGAATGGTATGTAGATGAAGATATTATTACAGAAGATGATAATATTGACACATCTAATAACAATTCAAATGATTTGGTTTATAAACCAGTAGAATGAAAAGGGAGGAGTCATAATGCTTAGTAGGTTGCATCACGAAGTAATGAAATTTATTGTATTAGAGTTATCTAAATTTAATATTAAAATGGATGTTAAGTATGTTCCATCTTTAGATATGTTAAATCAATATTTAACTTCATTAAATTATAAAAAACTATTTACTTTAGATGAAATTATCAATTTAACAGATGAAGAGTTGCAAAAAATGCATAAAGAGAGTTATAATTTATTAATGTATAATTATTCTCCATTTCAGAGGGTAGATGATAAATTTAATAATATAAACTTAGAAGTGTTTTTTAATAACCCTGATGTAGATATAAAATCTAAATTCAAAGAGAAAGCAATACTTAAAGAAACGGGGTTTTATGAAGTAATTCAATACATAAGAGAAAAACAATTAGAAGACCCTAATTTTGAAGTTCCATTTAGAGATGCTATGTATGGTAAAGTCTCATATGAGTGTAAATTCCTTACATTTAGTACCAGAATAATGAATGATTTTCAATTTATTTATTTGAGACATTTTAACAGATTAAGAAATATAGAGTTTGAGGTCAATATAGGGGACGGATTAGAGCCAATTGAAATGGATTTTAATATTAGTTTCCTTGATATAGACAGTGTGGGACATATAGATTACACTAAGTATGGTAATCTTCTTCAAGTATCATTTAAATGTAATGTATATGGTTTAATGTTATCAAATTATGTTAAATATAAAAAACCGCTAAAAGAAATAGACTTGAAATTAAAAGTATAATTTCATTACTCCGAGTTTTAAAATTACACTTTATGTAAATTTTAATGTAAGGAGTAATTACCTATGATTAGATGTAAAATTATTAACAAAACGGATTTCCAACAGTTTGTGGATACAGTGGGCTTAGGTAATAAAGAGGACATTGTGACAGTTCCGCCAAGAGGGTCATTAGTTACAAATATTTTTACTAACAAACAATTTGTTAATTTAGTTAAACAATTTGGTAACAAACTTATCTTCAAAAAATTATAAGGAGCAAACTTATGGGAAGTGCAAAAGTTATTATAAAAGAGCAAATTAGAGGTGATGTAGTTCCATCAATGGATGGGATTTTTGCTGGTATTGTAGTGAGAGCAGGTAAAGGTGATATTAATGTTCCAAGACTTACTACTTCAGTGTCTGAATACTTAGATGTGTATGGAGACCCAGACCCAAGATTTCCAGAGACTTATAGTGCTTTAACTATGTTAAGTGAAAATGGAAAAGTATGGGTAGTTAGAGCAGCTACAGATGATACTAAGTATGCTGGAGTATTGGTTAGAGGAAAAACTATTTCAATAGATACAACTAATCCATTTGCTAAATGGAATGATGAAGCAATGGTAGTAAAACCATTAGATGATGGTATTCCATATAAAAAATTAGAATCATTTGAATTTCCACTTTATTTAGGTAATAGAACATACGCAAAAGAAAACATTGAAATGAAATCTCCACTTAAAATGGGTAAATTAGTGGTTGATACTTTTGGTACTCTTCAAGTTGGGGACAAATTTAGCATTGTTTCTAATTCATTGACTGAAGATGAACTAAATGACCCAAATAACAATGTAGGAGAATCATTACCATACTACACTATTGTGGATTTAAAAACAGAGAAAGTGGAGTATGATTTAGTTACTTTAGATGATGCGGTTACAGTAACTAAGGGGACTGTAATTAAAGATAAAGATGGTAATCCAATTAAAGGTAATCCTACTGTAATGGCTAATGCTGAAAATTCAAAACAGATTTTAGTTGATAATGCAGACTATCTAACTCCTACAATGGAAATCAAAATTGGAGACCAAACTACAACTGTAAAACAAAAAGATAAATTAACAGTAGATGAAAATGTAATTTATGTAGATAACATTAAAGCAGAAGTAGATACAATAGGTAAAAACCTAATGAAAATCACTCATTATGAATTTGAAGAAAGAGATTCATTCTTAGTAGTAGAAGAATCAGCTGGTGCTTGGGGCAATGGTAAAATTTCTATTGGTATAGCTCCTAGCAAAAATTATGAAGAAGCTTTCAACATTTTAGTATATGATGAGGGAGTTCTTGTAGAAACTTGGGAAGTTACAAAACACGATTTTATTGATGGTAATGATAATCAACTTTATTTAGAAGACAGAATTAATGGTAAATCAAAATACATCAAAGTAATTGATAACAGAAACTTTGAAAATAATCCACTTTATACAGACCATAGTTACTGGAGACAATTGCCAGAAGATGTATTTATTTCAACAGGAATTCATTTAGCAGAAAATGTATTGAGAGGACATAAACAAGTATTACTTTCATCAGTTGATGGATTATCAATAGGTGATAGAGTTAAATTTGTTTATGATGTTAATATAGGTGGTTCTCCAGTGTATTCAAAAGAATATAAAATTAGTAGCATAGATAGTGCAAACAATTACATTATTCTTGATAGACCAGTTGAAGAGTATGAAATCGCTAGAACATATGAAGACTTAGAGGGTAATACAAAACAAACTGAATTATACAAATTTGATGCATCTTATAATAATGCTGATGAGGGAATTTATCACGGAGTTAGATATTACCCAATTACAAAATTAGATAGAGTATTCTACAATTACCCAATTGGTAAAACATTTGTAATTGGTGATAAAGTTGGTAAATTACTTGATGCAGGTGTTAATTTAATGAATGGTGGTAGTGATGGGTCACCAGTAACATTAGCTGAAATGTTAAATGCTTTATATACACTTGAAAATAGAGAAAAAACACCTGTAGTATTACTTTGTGATGGTGGATACACACACCCAGCTTACGCTCAAGCAATGGTAGAGATTGCAGAAAAACAAGATGAAACACATTGTTATCTATCAATTGACCCTAATGCAGAAGACAGTAACAATTGGAAACAAGATGTAGTTGATTATGTAGCAAGTCTAAATCTTAATACAGAAAAGGCATCAGTGTTTGCAGGTTGGGTTAAAATTTATGATAGATATAACAAAAAGTATGTATGGACTCCACCTAGTGCATTTGCAATTGTGGCTCAAACAATTACTCATAAAGATTATTATGACTGGTATCCAGCAGCTGGTTGGGAAAGAGGTAGAATTAGAGTTCTTGAATCTAAAATCGTTCCATCAGAGCCTGAGAGAGACTGGTTAATAGATAACAGAATTAACCCATTAAAATATAGTTCAGATAAAGGGTTTGCAATCTGGGGTAATAGAACATTGTTTAGCAAACCAAGTCCATTAACACAAAGAAGTGTAGCAATCTTATTGATTGTTATCAAACACGGACTTAGAGAAATGCTTGAATACAAAGAGTTCGATTTCAATGATGAAAGAACTTGGGTAGAAACAGAAAGAGCAATTGATAAGTTCCTAATGGATATCAAATCAAAAAGAGGGCTTTATAAATATAAAGTAGCAGTTAAAGATGTTATTTCAGGTCAAGATATTAACAATCAAAGAATGCCAATTTTCGTAGGAATTCAACCTACAAGCTCTATTAAAGAGATTCCAGTTACATTAGCAACATACCCTTATGGGGTAGAAATCAAAGCGGAACTTTAAGTTCCGTTTAATATCAATATAAGGAGTTGATAAAATGAAAATTAGTTATTCTAAAGCTAGAAAAGCGGTTGGGGAAGTTCAAACACTATATAGGTGGCAAATTAGATTTGTTACTAAACCTAAAGGTATAAACATACCAGAAGACATTGAAATTAGAGCTATATCTACACAAGCACCTAAAGCTACTCCTAACCATATTCAAGTAAAAGTAGCTGGGCATACTTTAAATTTTGCAGGTAAAATGGAAAAAAGTGGCTCAATTCCTCTACAATTGGTAGATGGGACAGATGCAGGAGTAGAAGATGTATTTATGCAATGGTATAACGCTTACTGGTCTGGTGATGGTAAAGACACTACTGGAAAACAAGCAAAAACAGAAGATTTAAAAGCTGATATTGATTTAATTATGCTTGACGGAGATGATAATCCTACTAAAACATATCATTTAATTGGATGCTTACCAGACTTTGACCCAGTGGCTCAATTAGGACAAGATTCAGCAGTTCAAAATCCATCAGTTACATTTACTTATGATGATTATCATTATGAAAGTAAAAAAGTTAAATGGTAATCATTTAGTTTTTTGATATCTCCCTAAAAAAGGGAGGTTTCTTTGATTTCTTTAAATCAGATTAAAAGTTCAGGATTTGAACCAGCTCATACATCACAAGGCTTAGTATATTTCACATCTAAAAATAATGGAAATAAATTAAATTTATTAAATAAGCAGTATGTTCCAGTGGTAAATTACTCTTTTACTATTTCTACGATAGAAAAGTCTCTAACTCTAACGCCTTTACAATTAGAAATTCAGTTTCCTGTTGGGTTACAACTTATAAAAGAGGTACAATTGGAAGTAATAGACGATGAAGAGGGAACAATAAGAAATATTATTTTAGATAAGTGGGAACAACTTTTTGGTAAGGACACTTTATTAGTTAAAAATATAGAACAATTATTAAAAGACTCTTGGGAAATGGTTATAGAAATTTATAAGAAAGATAAAACTATAAAAGAAAAATACTTTTTTAATGTTATACCTAGTAAGGATTTAACAATTAGGGGAGACCAAGATTATTCATTAGGGACTTTACCGATAAGCTTTTCAGTGTTAGGTGTTAATAAAAAGTGATATTTAAGATAAAAGGAGTCAGAAGATGCAGATTTCGTTTAAAAAATTAATGAGTGATAAAGCAGAAAGATTAGACCAGTACTTAGAGGTTATTGATTTACCATCTAAATTTAGGTCATATAATACAAATAAAGTTTATATAAGAGGTCTTTATTTTTCAGAGGTAGAGGCTTTATCAAAATTTTATGATGAAGACATAGAGTTTGAGAAGCAACTTTCTAAGTTAGTTACTATTTTTGATGATGTAATTAAAGGAATAGACATTAGAGAGATGGAGATTCCAGACTTTTTAATTTCTACAGCTATTGCTAATATGCTATCATTTGATAATTACTCTCCGCCAGTTGTTTTTAAATGTAGGAACTTAGTAGAGCCAAACCCAGAGAAAGAAAAACTTAAACAGGACATAGAAAAATTAGAATCAAAACTTAGTGAATTAGATGATGAAGAAGAAATCAATTCTCTTATGGAAGAGGTATTAGAATTAACAGCTAAAATGGAGTTATTACCAGATGTAGCAGTTTGTAATACTACTCTTAATAAACCGATATCATTAGAAGAAATCGATTTCTATTCAGTTATAACTGACATAGAAGATTATATTGAAGTAAATGGGGATAAAATAAAACTTAAGCCTGTTAAGGTGTCTGATATAATAGAATTAGAAGACTTTAAAAGGGTAAAAACAGAAATTAATGAAAAAGTAGCTAAATTTGCATTGTTTATTGATAATTCTTATCCCATAGGTTATAGATACAATTTGGTTTCTAATTTACCTATTAGTGAGATTAATAAGCTTATTGAATACGACTCTAAGACCGACATTAAATTGAAACCTATTATTAGAAGATGTCCTAAGTGTGGGTATCATAATAAAATTTATGTATCTATGAATGTGTTTAAGGTTTTACCCTAGCTATTCTTATAAAAATTTATTAGATTTGGAAGTTTCATATATGATGATGTTTCATACATCTATACAAAAAGAAATGTTATATAGTAAAGTTAGGCATTTAGTTGAATTTGCATTAAGTAAAATGGAATCTAAGGGGCAATAATATGGATAACAATTTAAGTCCAGAAGTAAAAAAGTTATTAGAAAATACAAATTTAAAAATAGATAAATTTGTATCAACATTAGAGAAAAATGGATTACCCTCTTTGTCTTTAATTGAAGACCAATTATTAAAAATACAAGAAGAGTATGCCTTGGAGGGTAAATTAACAGAGGAGATGTTAAAAACTCTTGAAAATTATAAAAAATTAGGAGTCATAAACAAGAATGTAGATACTAAGTCTATTACTCCTGAGGCTTTACAAGAAATTATTATTGATGCCGTAACCACTTTAGAACAAAAGAGACAACAGAGAGACTATCTTAAAAGAGAAATTGAATCTACAGATTATGTAAATAATAAACAGAAAAAGCAATTGGAAGATTTACTTGAATCTGTATTGTCTGATGCTGAAGCTAATATAGTGGACGCATTAGTTAAGAACTTAAATGCAGAAAATAAAGCTATGGTTAAGACTTTATCATCTTTGGAACAAGATATTAAAAACACTACTAAGGTATCTATGTTAGAGAGAAAGGACTTATTATCTGGTTTAGATAAAATCGTAGAATCATATAAAGAAACAGGAGGTCTTAGTGAAAAAACTTTATCTGATTTGATAGAAACAATAAAAACTTTAGAGGAAAAAGGTATAGAAATCTCAGATAAAGATGTGTTATCTAAAGTAATAGAACAATCTATTACTAAAAATATAATGTCTAAACAATATGACGAAGTAATAGATACCTTAAATAATACTTTGTCTGATAGTATAAAAAACTCTCCAATTTACGACCAACTGGTAACAGGTCAAGTTTCACTTCAAGAGTTTATTAAAGAATTGGAAAAGCAAGGTGAGGACACTACTTCTTTATTAGAAAAAATTAATAAACATTTTGATGAAATGACTATTCTTTTGAATGAGATGGACGCTTATTTAGCAGAAACTACCAGTTTATCGTTAGAACAGAGAAAGATACTTGAAAAAACTTTTAGAGAGTTTAAAGAGGGCAAATTAACAGAGGAACAACTAAGAGACATTTTTGCTGAAAATGGTATTTCAAAAGACCAATTTGAAAAATTATTGGATTATACTAAACAGGTAGAGGAAGCAGTAAAAACAAATCAATTAGATAATGCTGATAAGATTTTGCAAGAAAAAAGATTCGAGTTATTGGAAAAGACAGCAACTACTTTAGCAGAAGTTAGTGAAGAGATTAAGGCTCAAAACTCTAAACATTTCTTTGGAGAGATAGTTAGTAAATCCAACTCTTTAGAAGAATTAGGTGAGAACGCTACCATTGCTGTTCTTGACAAGATATTTGGGGAAGACACTATTTTAGATAAGATTTTCGATAAATTCAGTAAAAAATATGGTGGTAAATTAGCCGCTAAACTTAGTGGTTTATTCGGTAACCTTTTTAGCAAAATTAAATTACCTAAACTTGGGGGAGCAGTTTCTACAATTGCTAGAGGAGCTGGGTCATTGTTAAGAACTGGTGCGGGATTAGCAATGAGAGCTATCCCAGCTTTAGTATCTAATCCAGTAGGTTGGGCTGTATTAGGTGCGACAGCAGTGGTTGGAGCAGGGTTTGCTATCTATAATCATAAATATGGTAAAGATAAAGAGATTATTAACCAATTGGAACAACAAGGCATTGTAGATTATTCATTTATAGGTGATTCAGAAATTAAGGATTGGGGTAAATTATTAAAAATGGCAGATGACAAAACTTTACAATCCCTAATCCATTTTGATGATTGGGACGATAAGACTAAAAAATTACTTAAAACTTTTTATAAAATGAAATTAGAAGATAGAATGAAATTAGCTGAAGAGTTTGATAGAGGGGATGCTTATATTATAGATGGTAAATTACATCTAACTAAGAAAGGCATTGCAGATTTAGCTACTCAAATAAAAGATAAAAAAGAGTTGAAAAATTTAATTTCTGTAATGGACGATAGTAGTAAAAAGTTTGCAATGGAGAATGCTTCTATTAAAAAATCTATTAAACCAAAAAATGATGAAATGAAAGGTGGTAAAAAACCTAAAACTACTTTTCAAAAAGCTAAAGATTTAGTTAAAAAAATAGCTAATTCGGCATTTACTCCTACAGGTCTTATTTCTCATAACATTAAAGCTTTCCAATCATTGTTTGGTGGAGATAAATATGAATTAGTTGAGAGACTTGAAGATATGGGTGTGTTAGAACATTATGTTATAGGTGACTCAGAAATTAAAGACTGGGATATGATTCAGAAATTACCAGCAGAGGATATTAAAAAGTTAATTGAGTTTGATGATTGGGACGATGATACAATGAAAAGACTTAAAGCTTTATATCAAGAGAAACTTAAACAACAAAAATCATCAAATAAAATTTCTGTTTCTACTACAGGGGTTAGCCATAAAAAAAGTGGTAGTTCATCTGTTAATGATACTTTAAGAAGAAAAATTGAATTATTAAAATCTAAAGGATATACAGACGCTCACATTGCTAGATACTTAAATATATCAGAGGAAGAAGTGGCAAAAGTTAGTACTAATGTGCCTACTAATATGACAGACAAAGTTCTAAATGTGACTAATAAAAAAGATACAACAAATGAGAAAGGTAATAAATCAGAACAAAATGTAACAATGGTTAATCAACAGATTATAAAAGGTCAACCAGTTAGAGAAGTGGATTTAAGTAATTATCAAGTAGCTACACAAATGGGAGGAATTTGATGGTAAATAAAAGTGATTATCTTTCTAATGTCTTTAATAAAGATTTTTTAAGCAAATTTTTGGTAATTGTTTCAGCTCCATATGCTGGTGTTAATATAACTGGGTATATTAATACAGAATCTATGTCATTTCCTACAGGTATGACACCCGATTCAATTACTACAATGGGTCATTTATTGGAATCACTTGGATGGGGAGCTATCAAAGGTCTTTTGAAAAAAATTTCTGGGTCAGATGTAGAAAGAGAACATTCAATCAGAGATTCGGTAAAAGGTTATGGAGTTCCTAATGACATTTCTTTTTCTTTATCAATAGATATATTATTAGGTAGAGATGGTAATCCATCATCAGTCCAAGAATTAATGACTAATATAAATAAATTAACTATGGCAAATGTAGATAAAGCTGGATTATATGGAACTTATTTATATGACGACCAAATGCTTAAAAACTTATTTCACGATTATACAATTTTTGACGGACAACTTATTCATTTATCAATTGGTGATTGGTTTGAAGCATCAGGATTATTATGCACTTCAGCTAATCCGACTTTATCAACTATTACAGATGATATGGGAGTGCCTTTATTTGTTAAAGTAGATTTTACATTCCAACCTTATAGAAAATTAACAGCAGAAGAGTTTGCTTCATTTTTTAAAACATAATTTTTCTGATGCAAGAGAGTTATTTTTTCTTTGCATCAGAGAGACATTTTAGCTAAATACATAGCTAATAATATAGAAAAATAAAAGAAAGGATACAGAAAATGACAAACCCTAATACAGAGTTAGAAAGAATAATAAAAGATTGTTTTAATGGAGTAATTTATGACACTTTATCATCTAAATGTAGAGGGTTTTTTATAGAAGTTAAACAACTACCAATGGTAGGTGAAGTGTCATTTGACAAACCATTAGATGCTATTGCATACGATTTATATAAAGATGAAAATCTATATTATATCTTAGCTATTTATAATGACATTATAGACCCTTTGGATATAAACAACACTTATATAAAATACCCTAGTAAAGAGGATATAATGGTCTTAATAAATAAATGGGGGACATAATGATAAAAGTTAAACATTTACAATTGATTATTAGGATAGGAGACAAAGAGTTATCACCTCTTGAGTTTGACTCTCTTTTAATTAAAGAGGGCATTTTATTTGTTCCTATTTGTGAAATTCATTTTAGGAGTATGTCTTTTGACTTTTTAAAATTTAAAAGTGGTACTAAAATAGAAATTAGTTATTCATTTATGGATAACCCTTTTGTAAAATTAGAGTTTGTGTTAAACAACATAATTATTGATTCTCTTAATATAAAAGAGATAAATTATATTGTTTCTGGTATTTTATCTTTAGATAAATTCTTAACAGAAATAAAACAAGAAATAAAAGAGAAAAAAACTTTGAAAGAAGTGATTACATCTTTCAATAATATAAAAGTTAAATGGGACTCATCATTGGATAGTGATGATAAACAAAACTGGATAAGATATAATTTATCAGAGTTTATGTGGCTTAAATCTATTTTACCTTTTATTAACTTAAAAAATGACACGCCGTTGTTATGTTTAACTAAACATAGAGAAATAAAAATGGTTGCCTTAAAAGAGAGACTAGACAAACCACCTAAAGCAAAATTATTTTTAACTAAGACCAAATTGGGAGATAATGAATATCAAATTCATCAATTTAGGTATGAGACTGATAACTCATTTAAATTTCTGTTTCCTAAAGGGTCATATATTAAAGTTTATGACTATTTGACAAAGAAAGCAAAAAATCAACCAATGGAAGTGGATTCCGATTTTGAAGTCAAAGCAATGAGAAAAACACACATTTGGTTAGGTAATACTTACAAAGAATACTGGAAAACAAAGATTAGAAATATATCTAACTGGGTAGATTTTCTTTCTGAGAATGTTATTATTACCCTGTCTCAGGGTTGGATACCAGATGATAAATTAGACCTTTTAGACACATTTTTATTACAAATAGACTCAGATAGATATCAATCAGTGGATAAGATAAATAAAAAATGGGTTATTACTCAGAAACAATTGATAATTAATTCTGATTCTACTATAAGTTATAAAATAATCGGTAATACATTGAGGTAGGAGGAAAGGTAAGTTATGTATAGAGAGGTTATTAATTCTGAATTTGATAGATTATTAAAGAATGAGTTTATAGGACAGATTGTAGATAATAGTGATACTGGCTTTTCTGATACGGGTACACCTATTTATAGGGTTAGAGTTAAGATAAAAGGTCTTAATGATAAAATTCCGACTGATAAATTACCTTTTTATCCAGTTCTTACCACTAATTCTAACTCTGTTAATCAATCAGCCACTGTCCCACCTATTGGGGCTTATGTATTGGTTAAATTTTTAGATAATGATTTTTATCACGGAGTAGTTACAGCCGTGTTACCAAATAAAGCACCAGAAAAAGGATAACAATGGTTTATTTGAATGAGATATTTGAAAGTATAAAACATATTAAATACGGCTTCTATCATCAGAAAGTAGATACAACTCCGCCATTGATTCAATATTTACAAGACTTATACAAAGGAAACATAGATTGTAATTATTTACCAAATTACATTGATGATTTTTGTAATTCATACATTTACAACAAACAATTACTATCTCAATTGATTTCAGATAATTTAAATCTATATGCAGATGAAAATTCAACTTGCCATAAAAGACTATATACTCTAAGTAAATTATTTCAAACTTATTCAGACATAGAGGAACTAATGCCACTTATTACTTTTACTACCCAAATTGTTAATTTTGCTTTAGCAGAAGATACAGATGACTTAATTGATTTAAATAAACAATTGCTTAAAAAAACACTTTTAGATAAAAATGACTTATTAGTTATAGTCCATAACCCATCACTGATTGATTTAGATAGTAAATTTATTTATGAAAGTTTAAATAACGATAAAACAGAAATCGGTAAATTGTTATTGAAATGGTTGAAAGATAGAGATGAATACACAAGGCTAAAAATAATTGTAACTTTACAAAATCAAATATTAACTAAATTTGATAATCTATTTTTAGATTACACAGATAATCTTTCAGAGATATACACTTATATTGATTCAGAGGAAATCTATTATTCAAATAAATTGATTTTACCATCTGATTTCTATCAAAAAATAATAAATAATTTACCAATTCAAAAATGTTATAATCTTACAAGAAAACAATTCGTTCAGATGTTACAAATTTTTGTAGTTTATGTAAATAACGCTTATATTACATTTAACATTGAAGAATTAAATGAATTACTTCATAATAATCAAATAGAAGTCGGATACATTCAATCGATTTTAACTCAGTGGTTATTTATTGAGAACTCACAATTACAATTTAATGATATCATAGAAACTTCTTTAGAAATCGCATTAGAAATTGGTTTATCAGATGATGAGCTTCCAGATAATTTTTCATTACCAGAAACAGATGAAGAAACAATAAATCAATTGATTTCAGACATACAGAATGAAATGAATGCGATTTCAGATTTGGTAAATGTTATTCAACATACAAATGACATTACTGACGGGCAAAAAGACGATTTGATAAAAAGAAAAGATGTAATTTACCAAAAACTTCATTTATTAAATCTTAAAACCAAAAACATTTATAATAAAATCTTATCAATACAGGAAAAAATTTACGCTTTTCAGCAATCATTAATAAGACCTTTTGCCATTATTGGAAATAAATATACCACTAAATTAAAAGACTTTCTATCTGTTATGCAGGATAAAGTGTCTCTGGTTAAGGATTTTTTCTCAAATGTAAGTGATACAGCTCAACAATATATAGATGAAGTTAAAGGAATGATAGAGAACTTAGGTAATTCTGTTCTTGCAATTCTTGATATAATAAATCCTAATAATTTTGTAGCTAATTTACTTACTATGCTTACTACTCCATTCGAAGCTTTACTTGCTACTTTAAATCAAATTGTTTGTGCTATAAAAGCTATTTTATGTTTCATTGTTTCAGTTATTAAGGGAGTTATTAAAACTCTTACTAATTTAGATAAATTGATTCAATTTGAGGGAGTTGATACTTGGTCTACTTTTACAGATAAAGTAAAAGAAACTTTTTCTAATAATACTAATGATGTTTATTCCAATTTAATGAAAGGTTACAACTCTAATTTAACAGCTACTTTAGCTGGGTCAGTTCATCAAAAATTAGGAGCAGATAAAGCTAAAGAGTTTAAAGAGGAAGCGGACAAAGTCTTCGAACAATGTCTAAATGATAACTCTTCTAATATAGGTAATATTATTAAAACTCAAGCAGAGACAGCCTTTAACACTTTAAAATCACACGCAGAAACAGCAATAGACAACATTTTAGCATTGAAAGAGGCATTAAATTGTAAGCCGTATGATTTTGGTAATATCAAATTAGATTTATCACTTAATTTTAATGTACCTCATTTTGAATTACCTAAATTAGATAGTTCTAAATTTGCTTGTATAGGAGATAATGATGGAGTTTGATAAAGCATCAGTTAATGCTTCTTTAAAAGAGAAGCTACAAAATTGTAATCTAAAAGAGAAATTAATACAGGCTTTAAAAGAAAAAGGCTGGACTGATGATGAAATATCTCAAATCGATGATGAATTAAACAAGTTTGATAAAAACATCTTTGATGATTCAGAATCACCGAATAAAGAGATAAACAAAGAGTTTAATAACCAATTGGAAACAATAATTTCTAATCAGGAAAATATACATCAAAGTGTTATGACTTCTGGAGCTAATAATAAAGCTTCTGATAATCCTAAAGTTTCACATCTGGATTTTAATTCTCCAAAAGAGGTAATTGTAGTTCCAGAGCCAGTTGCAGTAGGTGTATCTACTATACCAGTCAATATAGAGGACGCACATTATACACTTAAACAAAATTACCCATACTCTTACGGGGTAATTAACCCAAATGGAGATTGGTTTAGGGTAGATTTATTATCTGGTAAGATAGAATTAGTTCATCATAGTGGAACTCATTTGAAAATTGATGGTGATGGTAATGTTACAATGAAAGTGGCTGGGTCTGTTAAATGGGTAGTTGATGGGGACTTTACTATGAATGTTAGAGGTAATTCAGACTTTATTACTTTAGGAAATAGAACAGACATAGTTGGGGGTAATAAATCTACAATGGTTGGTGGCAATAATTCATTAAATGTAGCTGGTAGTGATTCTACTACCGCATCAACTATTTCTCATAATTAGGGAGTTTAAGATATGGGTAAACCAATAGAAAGATTAGGAGACATTGGGTCAGGTCATAGTTGTTATCCTCCTAGACCTATTGTAACATCTTCTCCAAATGTTTTTGTAGATGGGATACCAGTTTCAAGGGTAGGAGACTCTTATGCTCCTCACGCTTGTCCCCATACTTCACCACACGGAGCATCACAAGCGGGAGGGTCTCCTACCATTAAGGTTAATGGTAGTCCAGTTTCAAGAATAGGTGATGCAATTAGTTGTGGGTCGGTTGTGGCTACAGCTTCTACCTCCAGTTTTGCTTAGTATGAATAAATATATAATAGGAGTTGGTAATCTATGGATAGATATAAAGATATAGCAGATAACGGAATAATTTTAAAAGATGAGGAAGCTTATAAAAATTACATTAGAAACATTTTATTAACTCAGGTGGGGGAAGTCCCATCAAATAGAGCTTTTGGGTCATTTTTAGAAAGGTATTTATTTGAGCCATATGATACCAGAACAGAAAAGCTTATAAATATGGAAGTTAAAAGAGCATTGACAAGATGGCTTAGAGGAGTTAAAATTATATCTATATCTAATTATAAAGATTATAACAATCAAATTTTATATATTAATGTTAAATTGACAGCTAAGGGATTACCAGCTACAATAGATACTACAGTGAATATTAATGTTAATAGAGGGAGGTAGTTTATGGATATAATTGATTTGAATCACATTGATTTTGATATCATAAAACAGGATTTAGATAACTATCTTAAAAAGTTAGACACATTTTCTGATATACAAGAGACAATACCAGCTTCTACAATAGACTTAATTGAAAGAGTTGCATCATCTTATGCAGTTTATTTAGCTCAAAAGTTAAGAAGAACAAGAGAAGAGTTCTATTTATCTACAGCTACTTTAGACACTTCAATCTATAATTTCGCTTATATGTTCGGATACAACATAAATAGATTTACAGCTCCTCAAATTCAGGTTAAGTATCTTGGTAGAGATACAATTTCTTTATCGTATGGGGAGGTGATAGGTACTTATGGAGATAAATATGAAGTTATTTATACAGGAAGACAGAAAAAATACGAACAGGGTGATATTTTAGAATCAATTTCTATTGGTATAATTAATTCTATTACTAAAAATAAAGAGGACTTTTCTACAATAGAAAAAGTTACTATAAATCCAGAGCATCTAAAAAGTGTTAATAATCAGATTGCTTTATTTATTGATGGGACTCAACAAGGCATAATTTCAAGAAATCCAGAAGATTATTTAATTAACAGACAGGCAACTGAATTTTCTAATACTAAATTTTCTACAATAGTTTATGTCTTTGATAAAGACTCAAATTTTGGTATAGACCCAGATAATATTCAACAAAATTATACAATTAAATGGGTGGAAACTGATGGTTATGACCCAGACTTTGATATAAATAAAGTGTCTTTGAATAATGAGGACTTTATTGTTTTAGATGTAGCTCATTTAGGGACTTATGGTGATTCTCTTTTAAAAGTAAAAAATTTAATTCCATATTATTATCATACTTTAAGAAGAGCAGTTACTTTAAAAGATTATACCTATATTGCTTTAGCAAATCCTTTATTTAAAGATGTTTATTTTAAAAGAGAAGAGGGTGTTAAAGGGATTAAAAGAATTAAAATCGTAAATAGTAGTAACTTGCAATATAATGTTATTATTTACGGGACTTTATACACTATTTCTGTTAATAATGAAGACTCATTATCTGTAAGGTATGAAAGAATTTACAATGCCATTAAAAATAACACTTTGATTAAAGCTTCTTATACTGATAATTATGTAGAGATAGAAAATGTAAATACAAGACTTGACTTTGATAAAAATGTTTCTGTAGATGCTTCTCTTAGTTTAGAAAATGTTAGACAAAATGTTAAACCTATTTGTTGCACTCTGTTATGTTATTATATTAAGTATAATACTATTGATGACCCAATCATCTTTACTGATAAAGAACAATCTGACCTTTCTGATTATTTTATGCAGTATCAAATGGCAGGAACTAATATTATTTTTTTACCAGCTCAAAAAATAGAAAAAGATTTGAAATTACTGGTTAAGGTTGATAAAACAGCAGACATTGATTTAGTTAAAGATGAAATAAAAAGTCTTATTTCTGAGTATGAGTTACAATTGAGAAAGAATTTCTATTATGGAGAATTATTAGCAAAAATAGGAGCGATTTCACAGGTTTTATTTGTGTTACCGCAACAAGAGCCATTTGACATTGAGATTGATGGTAAAAATTACCTTAAGTTTAATACAGAGATAGAAATAGAAGTAATGGGGTAAGAAAATGTCAAAAGAAGTGTTTTTAACTCCGAGAGTTTATATAAAATTTAGAGAAAATTCAGATGAATACAAAGAGCTTTTAGATAAATTAGAGCCTAATACTATGGCTCTTTTAGAGGGATTTATTCACAAAATAAACGATGATATTAATAATGGTATCTCATTATGGGATAACATTGATTCTTATATAGAAGAATTTAAGTTAGACCAATTGTTTCCTAGCAAGGTATTATTTCAACTTAAAGACCCTAACTTTTTAAAAACTCTTATTAATTTAAAAGGTACTAAAAACCTACTTAAATGGGCTTTAAACATTTTTGATTTGGATATCGATTTTATTCAAAATCCGAATATGTTTTTAACTGATAATACTTTAGATAGAGATTATATTAGAAATCAAGAAGAAGTAGGAGAATGTGAACTCATTTCAAAAGTTTATATAAATATGGATACTCTAAATTATTCAGACGAAGAAATATTTAAATTACAAGATATATTGATTGATTTGAGACAATACCTTGTTTATGTCTGTGTTTATTTTGGAGCAACTTATTTATATGTTACAGGACAAGACATTTTTGAAACTTTAGAAAAACTTTTGGAAGAGTTACATACCGAGGTATATCAATCAGATTTAGATAATCTAGCTCATTTTTATGGGGAACTAAATTGTGGGTGGCGGTTTTTTTATACAACTTCACATAAGAAATATGGTACTGGTTTAAAATATGGTGGTGATGTGACTAATATTATTTATCATTTCGGTCAAGACGGAGTAAAATATACAAGAGATAATATCAAAAAAGTGAAATTTGGTTGGAATAAAATAAGTTATAGATTATGCACTTCAACTCCTCACAATGATGTTCCGTGTTGTGAGGGTCTTTACCCATACATTTTTGATTTTTGTATGCAAAAAGTTTATCAGAATGATTCCGATTTTTTTGATACTTTAAATAGAGTTACCGAATCTTTATATACAATAATTAAACAAAGAATCGATGAAGAGTATCCTTATGATGTTAAAGAGTCCCTACATACTCTTGTTAAGGTGTCATATACGGAGGACTTAAGACAATGGTATAAAGCTAATTGTGATAATGACCCTAATAACGATGACCCTACTAAATATAAAGGGATATCGTATGGGAATGATGATGTTTATAAACATAGAGGAGCTGTTTATGGCTACTGTGAAGAGGACACACCTTACCTTATAGATTCTTTTGATATAGAAGTTTCATTTTTATTTACTGATGTTTATGATAAAAATAAAACAGGTATTTTAAAGGTAGTGTTATCTGAAGTTTATGAAGATAGTTATACTTTTAGTAAGTCAGAAACTTTACATAGTAACTATAAACAGACTGATAAAGACAACTATATCTTTAACAAATCAGAAAATTTAAATTATACTCAGTATAATAAAACTCCAGCTAAGTTTGGGGAGGGTGCTAAATATAATGGGACATACAAACAAGATAAGTTTTATGACCCAATAGTGTATAACGATGGTGACAATAAATTAAAGTATGATAAAATCGTTTTTAGAAAAACAAGCACAAATTCAATCTAAATTAAAAGGAGTTTGATAATGCAATTTCAAGATAAGATAGAAAAACAACCTTTAGAGGGGATTTTTAAGGTTGAGGAAATATTACCAGATGGCTCAACTAAAGTATTAGTAGAAGACCACAACCTTATTGTTAATAAAGCTAGAACGATTCTTAGAGATATGGTTGCTGGGGACACTACTAATAAACCAATTATTAAATTTAAATTTGGTACTAAAGGTGTAGATTCTAATGGTAATGTTAAATCGCCTACTGTAAATGATACTAAGTTATATGAAACAAACAGTAACCTTATTTATACTAAAAATGCTGATTCTATCACAAAATCAGGGTCTTATGATGTGGTGTTTAAAGTTATATTATCAGAGAATGAAGCTAATCTAAATGATGGTGAATACCCTATTAGTGAGGCTGGTTTATTTAATGGTAAAGATGAAATGTTTTCTCATAAAACATTTACTGTAATTACTAAAAATAATACAAGAGCATTTATTTTCACTTGGACTATTAAGTTTTAATAAAAGGAGCAGGTAAATGGCAAATGATATTAAAAAAACAAATGCATCAATAAAATGGATTCAGGACGGAGAAGAGGTAACAGCATCTGTTACTAATAGACCAGTTAAACAAGTAAATCAAAATTATGAAGATTTATACAGTGCTGTTAATCAAGTGTTACAAGATAATAATGGGACTATTGAAATTAGAGGTGGTACAAAGGTAGCAGGTAATTTTGTAATAGATGGTGAACTTACAATTACTGGTGATACTACTAAAATTCAAACTACAGACACAGAGGTTAAAGATAATATAGTTGTTTTAAATGCAGGTGAAACAGGTTCTGGTGTTACTAAGGGTACAGCTGGTATTGAAATAGATAGAGGTAGCCTTAAACCAGCAAAATTAATTTTTGATGAATTAAATGATAAATGGAAACTTGATTATGGTGATGGTGTATATCACACATTAGTTGATGAAACTTTAAATACTCTTGATAGTAATACACTTCTTTCTAAACTTAAAAATGTAGATGGCATAGGGAGTGGACTTGATGCTGATTTGTGGAGAGGAAAAACCATTGGTCAGATAGGTGTATATGATGGATTAACAACAATAACAGTGTCAAATACAACTGAATTTTTAGATGCAATTAATACTGTAAATAGAAAAAAATTTTTAAGTCCTGTTATTATTGAATTAGAAGATGGTACTTATACATTTAATGAAACCATTCATTTAAGAAATTTAGGAGAATGGGATTATTGGTTAATTATAAGAAGTCAGTCACAAGACAAAACTAAAGTTACTATTACAATGGATTTTAATGGTGTATTATTTGAGTGTTATAATAATGTATACATAAGATTTGAAAATCTGACATTTGATGGAGGATTGGATTTTTCTGATAAAAATCAGGATTGGGTAAATAGTAATGTTAGAGAATTTATTCAATTACATAATAAAAGCGTTTTTGCTTCTTGGAACTCGGATTGTGAAGTTAAAAATATGAGCTATGCAATTAGTGCTTTTGAACACAGTAGAGTTCACTGCGATGGATGGGTATTCACAGAGTGTCTAAGTCCTATTAGAGTGTTTACAAATTCAGTAATGTGGGCGATAGGAATTACTGCTACTTTGACTTCTAACCATGATGTTTATAGTTGCGGTGTAAATACATTTGACAATAGCTTTTGTGATTGTAGCAATTCAACAATTTCAGGATTTATAAACGGAATAGCTGCTGATGCTCAAAGCAGAATACATTGTTCTAATACAACTGTGAGCAATTTCGGGGATAGTGGTATATTAGCTTTACATAATTCATATGTTTATGCATCACCAGTTACGGTTGATGGGCAGGGTAGGGGGAAATGGTGTTTAAGAGCCGATAGTTGTGGATTAATAGAAAGCGCTGGTTCTACTTTAAAAAATGCAGAATATGCAATGAGTGCTATCAATAATTCAACAATTAGAGGATGGAATAATACGAGCGAAGGGATTTCTACCCATGCTGTTGAAGCAGATAATTTTAGTTATATTAATGCAGAAAACTTTAATGTAACAAGTGATAATGCAGATGCTAACTCAACTAATGCTTCAATAATTAGAGCATCAGGTTCTAATTTATCTACTATAAGTAATAATGAAAATAGTTGGACAAATGATGGTATTATTATAAAATGATAAGGAGTAAATAATGTTAGTTTATAGTTTTCAAATTCAAAATCACAATCAAAGATTTCCATTAGTTTGTAAAGCTATTTCAGAATTATGTAAACCTGAAGTAGCTCAATTTGATTTAGACGAAAATGGAAAGATAGTTAAATGGTATAGACAAGATTTAAAACAACC